TACTCTTCGTGCAACATTGGTAACGAAGTTTCTTTGTTCTTGTGTCTGTGCTGTGTTATAGCCCTGTTTTAATGCTTCTTTAATATCGTTTTCATTACCGTTAAGTTGGTCAACCAATCTCTCTGCCATAGCCTGTGCGTTCTAATCGCTGTTAAAATCAAAAAGGATATCTGGCGTTCTGTTTTCTCTATAAGAACCTTGATTTTCTCCACCAGTATATTGACCTACTTCTTTTTGGTTAAAGTCGGTGATTCCTCTCCGTTCTAATTCCTATAAAATTTCTTGGAAAATAGAACTGTTAGGACTGGCTTCAGAGAAAACTCTTTGTGCGATTCTAATTAATTCGGCGTTAGTTAATGTATTTAATTTTCTATTACCTAAACCAAAATCACTTTCTTGTAATACTCCCTCTGTACTATACGGTTCACCAACTAATGTTCCCATAGCAGGATTTTGTATACCGTTTTCTCTTTGTGGATTAAACTGTTCTCCTTGTTGTGTAATATCCGTTTGGTTAATAGAAGTTCCTTCTTGTGCATACATAGGTTGTCCTTCTACTTGTGGCTGTTGTTCAATGTTTTCATTCTATTCATATTGTTGTGTAGGAGTTAAAGACATTCCAGAGAACGAACTAATTGGGCTATAGTTAACCGTTTTACCATCTACTTCAATTTGCCTTTTTTCGTTTAACCGTTCAGAACACTTCCATACTAAATTAAGTGCAGACTATAACGAGTGGCAAACTGAATTTAAAATTCTCTAAATAATATTTGTTGGCTCAATACCACGGACATACCCTTCTGCGTACCACAGAGAACCTTCCCAAGCATACCGTTCTTCCATCGCTCTCTGTAACTCTTCAGGAAATTGTCCTTTCTCATCAAGCAACTATAACACATTTTGGTTTTGATATTTTAAAAGTTCGAATGTTTGATTAAAAGAAGCGTCTCCCATAACCAAATTATATAAATCTTCGTCTTGTGCTTTAACGACTGTCTCGAGATAGTTTAATACATCAATTTCGTTTCCTTTTTCGGTAATGGTATTTAATATATCTTGTGGAATAGGAGATTCGTTTTCTCTATTTCTACGGACAACTTCGTTCATTACCTTATATTTTAAAATGCGTTGTGCGAATGTATTCTGTGTTGCCGCTGCCCAAACATAAAAATATCTTCTTTGCTATTCGCTCATATTCCAGAAACCAACATGGAAAAGTTCGTGCATTGCGGTCACAACATCTGCACCACTATATAATTTAATAATCGCTCTTTGAACGCCTTGCTGACGAAGGATTTGTGCTTCTTCTGCGATAGAACCTGTGTTAGTTAAAACTCTTCCGTCTTTAGTTAAGAAAGTTGCTCCGCCAAAAACTCTACCGCCATTACCGTCATCCCCTGGTTTTGCAAGATTAAAGATAAACGAAACATTGGAATTATCAAATCCTTTTACATTTAATGCCCGTGCCAACTAAAACGCACCATATGCACCGCCGATTTCTTTTTCAAGTTCTGCATTACCACGGATATAGTTATTATAATAATTCCACCAATCATTAATTGTATCTACAAAAGTTCCTCTATTTGCGTCTTTTGTTTCTCCACTCTTTTCAGGCTTATCTTTGTCAGCAATAGCACCGTCTGTCTCGGAAGTAATATTATCTGCGGCCTTAAAGCGTTGACCGCCGATTGTTGCAGTTCCTTTCTCTATCTTCTCTAAGAACTCGTATGCCTTATCTTCTGCATTTTCTCCGTCAAAAACCATAGCAGGAATGTTTTGTATATCATCGTCCCGTACATAGAAAGTACCATTATTATCTCTTGTTACCCTAATGTTTCTACCATTAATTTCCCATAATTTATTTCCAACCCCTGCGGTTTTTTCATTCTTTGGAGTAAATCTTGCATCGAATCTTTTTTGCCACGAAGCGTCTACTGTAGGTTCTGTCGTACCATATTGGCGTACCTTATCAGAAAAAGGAGTACCATCATCATTCTTTAAACTTTCCACAGTATCTCTACTTGCAGTAATCGTAGCACCCTGTCCTTGATTTGTATTATTACTTCCGTTCTATTGTCCAGTTGCGGTTTGTTCGACAGTATCAATATTATCTATTTCGCCGTTAGCGTTGTTCTCTATGGTTTCTGTTGTAGTCTATTCATTAAACGACTGGACTTTATTGAAACCATCTAAATTTCTTCCCTCAAACCACTTCTAAGATTTTTCCGTAATCTTATCTCTTTCAACTATTCCTGTATCTGTAAGTTCATTTACTAATTCATTAAGAACCATATCAGAATGTTTTTGACTGTGGTCGTTTTCAAGGTTGTTAAAGAATTCTACATACTCTCTTGCAAAGTCTAAAACATTTTCTTTTGAAACATCAATCCCAGATAATTGTTTAAAGTTTTCTTTTGCCTATGCTAATTTTTCGTCTTTAATATCATCTTTAATGTTTTCAAAATTCTTTACAGCACTATCTACAGAAATGGTTGCTCTTTCATCGTTATACCCTTTTGCTAAGTTTCTTTTTGTTACTAATCCACCCATACCAGAAAGAATAGCCCCTTGTTTAAACGCTTTCCACCCAGTTTCTAATCCTTCTGGAGTTGTATAATAATCTAATAAACCCCCATCACCAAAAATAGAGAAATCTCTTATCCCTTCATGTGTAGGGTCGTATATTCTACGCTGTTTATCTACGGCTCTTTCTGTTGCATAATCCTACCAAGGTTCTTGCTACCATTCTTGAAGACCTTCAATTACTGAAGCAGTTCCTTTTTCTGCCATACTTCCTAAAAACGGATTAGTTTTACTTGCAACATATGTACCTACTTTTTGTGGTAAATCAAATTTCTAAAATTTACTAACACCGCTACTTACATTTTTGCCAATATTAGTTGCAACCTTACCTACACCAGATTGTGCAAACTTTTTAGAGATTGAAGAAGGAATTGCTTTACCTGCGAGGTTAACTCCGCCTTTAAGTAATTTCCCACCCCAATACATATTAGATGCAACTTCTGGAATTTCTGTTGGGACATTACTCCAATAGGCGTCATGCTCCGCCTATTTTGCCTATTCTTCTGTTCCTCCTTCTTGAAGAACTCTTTCTCTTGCTTCCTCTGCATTTAAGGCAACATCTTGTTCTGCACTATCAAAAGAACCGTATCTGTTCCCCCAAGTTGCACCTGCTTTTGCACCAGCGATAGCACCAGGTATAGCACCAACGCCACCTGCCATAGCACCAGTTGCACCGCCAACAATAGCACCTGCTGCGGCACCAAGGGCTGTATCTTTTGCTTGTGTTGCCCAACTTTGCAATGTTCCACCAAGTTCAGCATGGTCTTCTAACCAACTTTCGTTATCGTGTAATTTTTGTCTGTTTTCCTAAAAAATATCTCTCTCCTCGCCTCTTTGGCGATAGAGAGACATTAATTGGTTTGCTAATTCGTCATACTCTTCTTTTGAAGAATATTCTCCGTTTTCTATTTTTTTATATAATTCTCTAATATCAAGAGTAAGACCTGTTTCTTTAGTGTTTGCTTTTGTTGCGTCCTTCCAAAAACCTATATTGTCAAAAACATCGGCAAAATAACTCTTATTTGGAGAAGACTTTTTCTCTTCCTCTTCTTTCCAAATATCAGTATTTTTACTTAACATATCTTAAATTTCACCCCCAATATTAATTACCGAGAACACCCCACTTATTTCTTATAAGTTCATCATCTTCTTCTGTTTTCCCAAGTTCGTCATCATAATAATGTTTAATAGCAGAATCAATCATTTGTTCTTTAGTCATATACTTATTCATTTTACTCTCATCAAATTTAGGAACATAACCTAACCCCATATTTATTAAATCTTTTGCGTTTAATTCTTTATTTTCAGTGTTATGTTTTCTTTTTTTACTAAATTCAGAGAACTATTCAATGGGTGTATTTCTTTTATATAATTCGCTCGCTTGGTCAATTATATCCCAAATACTTTCGTTTGAGACTACTTTATTATAATCTTTACCAAGTTGTGATGTTATATGTTTAAACATAAAGTTTCTTGCATCTGAATGGCTCATACCATTATTAATTAAATGTTTATATAATGGGGCATATGCTCCCGCAACATTGTCGCCAAGTTTAGAACTGATTTTCTCGTCTTTATCCTTTGCGTTCGCAGAGCCATTTTTAAATCTTTCAAGAGAAACCGTAATATCTCTCTATATATCAGCAGGTAAAACTATATCAGAAATATTTTCTTTTTTCCCTTTTCCTTCTCTTACCGCTTCCGATACAAGATTATGTCTCTTTGTTTCTTCTAACTGTTGCTAACTTAACCAGAACTGTCTATCTGCATTATCTTGCAATCTTTGTTTCTCTACCTATTCCATAGCCAACTTATATACCGCCATAGGCGACAATCTTGCTCCGCCACCATGTTGTACTTGTGTTGGACCTAAGTATTTTCCGAACGATGGTCTTTGTTGTGGATAACCTTGCGTTTGTGGTTGTTGTGAATATATGCCTGCGTTATTCATTAATCTTCCAATATCTCCGCCTTGGTAACCTCCTAAATGTAAATGATATCCACTTCCCTTATCATGGTTGTCAATTTCTCTAAATGCGCCAGTTCTTATAAAGTAGTCCTTAATAGCATTATATTGTTCTTCTGTTGTGTTGTCTGGTAAAACAATATCAACAGCATCGTTATGGATATGATAACTGTTTGGTGCTCCACCAACTTCTCTATTATGTTCCTCAGACCTTGCTCCAGAAGAAATTACCCCGTCAACACCAAACTTATTTTTCAGGATACCGCCAATATATGGTAACGCCTGTTGTAATTCTGGTTTTAACTATCTCACCTATTCGTCAATATTAGCGCCCTGTGTTGGCATTGTGTAAGTTTGGTTCGAATAGTTTCCACGACTTCTTCTGTTATTATAAATATTCATTGCACTTGTCCCACGACCAGCGGCCTATTCTGGTGTATCATCAGACCGTTCGTAGACTTTGTGATATAATAACGCCGCTTCGTCAGGAGAGAGATTAGCCATTCTTTGTAATAAGTCTGGATATCCGCTATTAATTTCATCAACCATAAAATCTAACTATGTTTGTAAATCTTTCCAGTCTTTACCTCTTTGTTGAGCAAAGTTTTTAAGATTATTAAATCTATCTGCGTGCCATTGGGCAATACCACCAGACGGATTACCATCAGCATCATTAGGATTAAAAGCATCGTGATTAAATCCAGACTCGTGTTCCATATTTCCCATAATGCCTGCAATTACATTATCAGGAAGTCCCTTGTTTGCTAAATATGTGTAGATGGCACGAGCGTTTTCGTTGTTGCCACCATACTCGCTCATTCCGCCAGAGCCATTATTAAAATTACCACCGTAGTTACCGTAATTTCCATAATTGGCTCCGCCAATATTTCCGAGTGCCGCAAAGGCGTCGTCTGCAACCCTATATTTCGGACTGTAGTTATTATATAAATCAGGATTCCAAAGACCGTGTGGTCTAAGTGCTTCTTTATCATATTTCAAATCTCTTTCAAATCTCTTATTAGTATCTTCCCAAGCATAATCCTTTCCAGTAGCATAGTTTATTTTTGCTAACGCATTTACCATATCTTCTTGTGAAAGTCCGTGGTCTGCAAAAGCCAAGTCACGCATTGCTTCTCTTATATTCCTTTCTCTTGCATCCTATTCCATAGGTGCAATAAAAGCATTATACGCCGCCATTGCGTTAGATGGCAACATACCTCTGTTAATAGAATTTTTTATAAAACCCTGCATTGTATAGTCGGGTTCTTTCTATTGTTGTGTTAACATAGGAGTTGCATTGCTATTACCAAGAAGAGAAGAAAAACTATTTTGTTTCCAATCCTGCCCTTCTGGTGCAAGTTCTCCAGTAGACCAACCCTGTCCAGTAACAGAATATTGTTGTGGTTGTTCTTGCTGTTGTTCTGGATTTAAACCAAAGTATTCTTTTAACTGTTCCTATAATCTTTTTCTATCGTTCCGTTCACGGATACCTTCCATAACCGTACCCATGAAATTGTATCCTGATGCCAATCCATTTACGATATCGTTACCGCCACGGGAAGTGTCCGCTCTTGGAAACAAATTTCTATGCATCATAGAAGTTAAACTATTTAATGCTTCATTTTTAGCCAATTGTTTCACCCCCATTAAAATGCCGTAAACCGATTAATGCCTGCCCCGATAATAGGAGTAAGCAGGTCAGCAAAACCATTTCTCTGTGTCGTAGTCGTTGTCCCACGCTGTGTACCACTTGCGGTACTATCGCTTGTAACGGTCGGGTCAGAACCCATTTCTACTGCTTGCCCTAACTGCCCTAACGCACTGTTCTGAGCAGAGTAGATATTGTTGTAAGCGTTCAGTAATGTGCTTAAATCCTGTTGGTTTAACCGTGCATAATCAATACCGATATTCGCCAAAGTATTATAGAAATTGCCTAACTGGTTATTTGCTTTCAACGCATTCTCTTCCAGTTGGTTCTGTCTTGCCATATAGGTCGCTTGGTTCTGTGCGTTGATATTCGCCGCTAACTATGCCCCGACTTTGGCTGCAGCGGTCTGGTGACCAGAACCATTCGCCATGCCAGAACGAATCATATTCCCCATCATTTGGTTGACATTCTGACCGTTTGCTAAGTACGCCGCTTTATTTGAAGCGTTGATGTAGTTATTGGTTACCTCGTCATTATATGGGTTCAGGTCGGCAGAGTTCATTTTCTTCAGGTTACTTTGGTCAATTCCCTGTGCCTAATCCCATGCCTGTTTGTAGTAAGAGGTATCGCCAATACCGCCGTTCTTAAGATATTGGTCTAATACACCACTTAACTTATTCGTAGAATTTAATACATTTTGGTAATTATTTTGTGCCGTCCCCAAGTAGTCGTTATACGCATTCTTCATCTAATCTGAAGTAAACGGATTTCTTGTTTCAGTGCTATGTGCCTAAGTATTATAACTTGCCGAGGACTCGGTTGTATTCTTTCTGCTTCCCATTCTTTAAATCACCTCTAATTCACATAAAACCCCTTGGGGTTTGATTTTTAAATCTTTGTATTTTCTACCCATTGCTTTCCATCTGTTTGATACGAAGAAGATTTTATCTACCCTGTATTTTTCCTTTTGTTCTTTCAACCATCTGTGTATCGTATCGCCCTGTCCGTCTATCCACATTACGGTCATCCACCGTCCGAAATCATTATCCTCTAAACAAAAAGAGAAGAGGGAATTATCATCTATCACATATAAGTTATGCAGTATTGAAATGATAATCTCCTCTTCTGTATCATCCGTAAACCGTGTTAAGTTTTTCACATGCTAAAGAAATGTAACCATATCAAGTCCTCGTTAAGAACTACTGCCTGAGCCACCAGAACCTGAGCCAGAACCATGATAACCATCAATTCTTTGCGTTATACCAGTAATAGAACTACCAAGATTGCTAATAGATGTCTACATGTTGGTAATAGAAGTCTCAATACTGTTTACAGCACTAACTAATTCATCAACAGTTTGTGCCATTGCCTTTATCTATTCTGATAAAGGAAGGGAAGAAAAAGATAATGTTGATGTAGTAGGCGAACTCGGTTCATTACTTGTGCCGAATGACCCTAACCTTGTTCTGTCAAAGTCTCTATATGAAAGAGTATTTATTTCGCCAGTATCACTATCTATAACACCATTTGTTCCGTTTGTAAAATTTTCTACCATAGGAAACATATTCTAATAATCGGAACTAGATACGCCTATATAGTTTTTTGATACATATTGATTAAGATAAGAATTTCTATATACAGATGAACCAACACCCCTATGTGTCTAACAAAGCGTCTATCCATATACAGAACCAGAACCTATTGGTAAACCGTTCCCAGGTAATGAAATCCCTGTTTGTTCCTACAACTAAACGATAGTAGCACTAAGTTGGAAAATTGCTTCTTGAAGATATCCTAATCTATATCCAGTTGTTGCAGCATAATCTAAAATATTATTTAAATTAAAATCAGCCTAATCTTCAAAGTCATCCTATGTCCAACCATAATTACTAAGTGTACTTACCGTAAAATATGCATCGCCATTATACTACAGTTCTACTTCTTTTCTTATTCCGTAAAGATTTGCAAGATAAACATCATCTACTCTTGTATATGGACTGGACTAATCATAATACCCATTTCGAATACCATGTATAGCACTTGGGTTTAGTTGGGCGTCGTTATGAGGAGAACCGAGAGCGTTTCCCCAATATTCTAAAGAATCGTTTACAATCGCTCTAAATGTAGTTCCGCTACTATAATACTTATCTCTAACAACTTCCCAAGCATAAGGATTTGTATTGCCAATAGAATGAATACCTGTTGGAATTCCATAGATATCATATACATCCATATTCCACCCAACATTCTTTCCGATAATCTAAGCATACAGGGCGTCATCTTGGTCTCCGCCACCACTTGGGTCGTAGTCGGAATAAACGGTATATACATTTGTATATAGTCCAGTTTCAGGGTCTTGTACTCTCTCCATATCTACTTTTACTAACGGGTCTTGTACACCTAATTCTCTCCAGTCTCTTACGTAAGTAGAACCCATGCCGATAGCATTTATAAGTAATAACCCATTTTGGTTTAAATTGTCAAGACTGATATTTGCCTTATCATCTAACTACTTTGCCACTTCCCAAATTGCGGTATCTAACGCAACTAAGTTTTCTTTTACAGTGTTGTCGTTAGGTTCGTTGGGTTCGTAGAATTCCTGCTCGCTCCATCTGTCCTGTTTGTTGATATCCTCTGCTCCTTCGTGTCTTGACAGGTTTTTGTAGTTAATGTAGTGGTATGGGTTTATCCAGTGGTCGCTTGCGTCTTTCTCCATATAAGGGTGTGTCTCGTTGTAAACATTCTGACTGCTTACCAATGTCACATTATCACTGGCGATTGTATTCTTACTATTGGTTAGGGCAAGTCCCCAATCTTCTCTGTTGTCTTCAGCACTATATATTACTTCTCCTTCATCATCTTTAATCTCTAAGAATAAGTCTCCGTAACCAATATTAGTGGCTTTCACATCCGCCTTTTTATTAAACTCGTCTGTGTAATCTGGGTCTTCGTGTTCTTCGGTTGTTATCTCACTAATCTTTTTAGAATTCTTATTTATCTCCTTTATCATGCGTAAGAGGTTTTCTTTTAATTTTAAAACAAATCTATCTTCCTAATCTGATACTGTCTTTGGTATAGTGATGGTTTCCGAAATCATTATTCATCACCTCTCACCTGATAATACAATGTATAACCTAAAATCTTGAAGTATGTGTTGTTACCAGTAGTACCGAACCGTAACATAAAATACCGTGCGGTAAGGTCTACATCAATGTATGGAACAATGTGTTGTGGAGCATAAGATACGGTTGGTCTCTTTAAATTTAAATACTTCTTTTCCGACCAAGTAATATCTCCACTATTTGCGTTTTCTGGACTCCAAGCAGTACCTACTTGACAATATAAGTTATTGTTGGTATTTCCTGAAGTCTCGATATGAAACTATATTCTCATTAACCTCTTAATTTTCCCAGGTTCTTCCATATGATGGGTCTTTGTAATAACATAACCCTCATATCCTTCTGGTTCACCGCTACCGTCTACATACCGCAAATCAGTATAACCGTCAACCATATATAAATAACCGTCTTTATCTCCTGCAATCGTATAGGTTTTTGCCCCGAGATAAAGAGCAGAGTCAATAATAACATTATTGGACGGGTCATTCATTTGTGTGTGAATATTGTTAATTATTGCGTCTTTTATTAATTTAATCTTTCCAATCGCCGTAATTCCAGTTTCTCTTATAGACCATGTTTTTAATCTAAGGTTATAAAAGACACCATAATTATTATTGCCCATTAACTAATCATAACCAGATAATGAACCATTATTTTCAGCATTATAGATATATTCGTTTTCTGTTTCTTCATCATATTTATTACAATAAAAAACAACTTCCTGATGTTTCTCGTCATAGTACCCTGTCATTCTTTCCACAGACGCCTTGTCTAAGAAAGTATTAAAGAACCAATCCTTAATGTTATCTCCGATACCAGTACAAGTGTTTCCGTCAAACATATAAATATCGTCTTCGCCAACAAATATATTCATGTGTGGCAATTCGACAATTGCTTCTGGTGCTATCAGTCCTGCTTTTGTTGTAACTACTTCTTTCGAGAAAACATTATCAGGGTCGCCAGTGTAGGTCAATGCTATAATACTGCTATCTTTATAGATATACAAAACATCCCCAATACGCTTCAGTGCAACTATCTTGCCGTCTGTATCATCGACATCAACGTATCCAGATAACCCAGAACCATCTTCGTTATTGTGCCATAACCGTGGGTTCTGCCATTGAGACCAACGCAACCGTGATGGATAATGTTCTCCACCCTCTACTGTGTTTGCAACAAATAAAAACCCTTTAAAGAGTTCTACACATTGTGCAAGCATTTCTCTGTGGTCATCATCTTGTCCTTCAAGGTCTACAGAACCACAAGCAATCCATTTAACAGAACCGTCCGTAAATTCTGTTACTAAATCTGTTGGCCAGGTCGGTTCTTCTGTATCGCTCGTTCCTGCTTCCGTACATTTATATATAAACCCAGTATATTTATTGTCTCCGTATGTGGGCATTACATAATCCCCAAGAGAATAACTGTGACTTGCTTGCCATATAGAAGGTTCAAATGTTCCCTCTAATTGTTTTATCTTCTATTCTTCTGTATTCCAGTAATAAATTTTAGAACCTAACGAAGTAAAGAAATATTCGTCAAAAGCATTCACGCAACTGATATGACCAAGATTAGAAATCTTGTAACTGGAATCCGATAATAATGTCGGGTCTTCGTCTATGGCGTCAAGTAAATAAACACCAGTATCAGTATGAATAATATTCTTTACTTGACCGTTTTTCTTCTTGTATTGCTGTATCTTTAAAATACGCTCGCCAACAGTACTTCCACTATCAAGATGCGTAATTCTAATATCTTGCTAAACTCCTGCCACTTCTTTTTGCAGGTGCTTAAAGGCTTCCACCTTTTCTACATACCCATCTCCAAACCTTACATTAAGTGCGTCTTGAAAAGACCCATCAGGTAATAAAGAAGAGGGTGCTGACTTAATTAATCCCTTACTTGCAGGGACGAATACTTGCTGTAACAAATTATTTCACCCCCTATTTATATACGAAATACGCTTACTTTTTGCGTTTGGAAATAACTTACATTCACTACATATAACATCACGAAAGATACCCCTATCTATCGTACCACAAGTAAATTTATCTCTGTCTGCGTTACCGAAGAATTGTTTTCTATTTTTTCTCTCACAGAACGGGCAACAATAAATATTCGTGTTTGATGCAATTGCTTTACATCCACATTCGTCCTCTATTGTAAAATCTCCCTGCTGTAGAGCCAGTTTTTCTAATTCCTCTATCTTCTTGATACGAGGTTTACCATACCATGGGTGTGGTCGTCTAAACAGGGCGTGGAGACGAGTTTTTGTATTTACCAACCGTCCTAAAAAAACAATACTTGTTTCCACGATATCAAAATCTACTGGTGCATAAATTTGGTCATACGGTAATTGGTACACGATAGTTACTTCACTATCTGGATATTGGTCTACTAACCACATTGCGTACTATAAAGTTGTAGAAGAATAAAACAATAACTTCTCTCTTAATCCTATCCATGGGAAATAAAATTTACGAACACCAATCCGCAGTAACCATTCTACTTCAAATTGCAATTTGGTAGGGTCTATCTCCACGGAAAAATCTTTACCACGGTTCAGGTAGTAATAAGCGATACGCTTCGCCTTATAGAACTGGTCTAAATCCCGATTTGTGATACACATACAGATATCTTCTTCGGGAAATAAATTCCATATCTTAGCGAGACTTTTCCGTGTGATTTCCCTTTTACCATAAGGATATATCTTAATCATGCTGTTCTGTGCCAACGATAGCAGACCTTATACGGTTGCAAGTTGTTGTGTCCGTTTTGTCCAATCTTACTACCAACATGCATAATCAAATCTTCAGAAATAGTTCTTGTATCGGCAGGTTTCTTAGTATCTGCATCAACCATACCGTGTAAAGAAAAATCTGATGCAACACTAAACCAACCCTCGTCAGTATTGTTTACCTGTTTCATACTGTAAGCAAAATCTTCTTCATCGGGTAATTCAGATTTTACAGAATCGTTATATTTTACACCAATACTTCCTGTAGCAGAAGTAGAGGATACGGCTATATATCCGTCAGCACCAGAATTAACCTTTTGAATAAAAGTCCCTTCAACCTTATGAGAATGAGGATGTCTATGTGGATGATAATGAATAGGCATTTCATTTACATCATTTGTCTGTGACGGAAGTTCTGGTCTTGCCAAGCAATGAACTTCTTCACCACCAATTCCGCCAGTTTCATTTCCAAACTCATGAGAGTTCGGTAAAGGATTGTTACTGGTGTCTCTTGGTTGACCCTAACAAACCATAACACGACCTGGGGTATCTTTTACCCAAGTTCCGCCCCAAGCAGTATTTGGATTAAAGTCTCCGTCTGATGTTTCATAATAAGAACCAATAGGATAAATTGTATCAATTATTTGTTTAGAAACACTCAAAATATTCATTGTTTCGTGTTCTGTATCAGGCTGAAGAACCTCTAATTCGTTTGTGGAAGCATTGAACCCAAGGATTGTTTTATTAATAGAGTTAACTGTCTATGCTGTTGGTCTTGGGCTATCTTGAGTTCCCCAAACCTTTACAGCAAGTGTTTCAACTAATGGATAACCAGTAATGATATTTACGATATCTTTAAGCCAAGACCTTGTCTCACGCTCAAAATCATCAATTCGAGAAACATATTCCTCGCCAGTAGGTTCATTTAATTTTATATCAGGAAATGCCATTTACTCACCCCCCTCATATTTCTTAATATTCATAAACTTGTTCGCCCCACGCAGTCCAAGACCGCCCAGACCTGTCGCTGTGGAAAAAGACTCGTAGTTTTTCCATTCCATGCCCTTGTAGGCAAGGTACACAGAAACTACCAGAAAGACGAAGAGACATACCGCTGATATGACTTTCGTCCCAGAGTATGTCCCGTCGTCATCTTTAAGGACTGAAAGGACTATCGCTTTAATTTCCCTAAAGATTTTCTTCATTCGAAATCACCAATCAGGCGGAAGGAGCAGTATCCTTTAAAGAAACAGCACCAGTAGAGGCATCAACCCAAACATACTTTCCGAATAACTTGGGAACATTACTCTTGTTGCTAATCAAAGCCTCAACATCAGTCTGCTTAGCAGCGGCGTTCGCCGTCTTTTCAATTGCTTCAATTCTCTCATTAACCTTAACCATTATTTATCCCTCCTACTATAAAGATACATTGTCAGGTTTCACATGGGGCAGTTCCATTAACTCTTGCCAGAGTTTATCAATAACCCCATTCATACCCAACGCTTCATAATTCTTGTAATTCGACTCGATACTCTGTAATGCATACAACGGTATCCATCCTTTTTCTTTGTAGTGATAATACGACTTTGTAATCTCACCACGGAGCAGGCTCTATAAACCTAATTTAATTGAGTCTTGCTCTCTCTTGTGGGTTTTTATTTTTTGCCAAAGAGTAGCGATGACGATACCGATGACGACATTAACAGCGTGTGCCACAATACCGTCCATTATTCATCACCCCAAATTCTCTGGTCTAAACTCTTCTGGTACATCTAATACAGTTACAGGAACATTTGTTTCCGTGTATACCCTTCCCGAATTTACAGGGTCAACGGCATCATCATACTAAATACCGTTTCTTTCTACCTTAAATCCTGCATCACTATAATTATGCAAGAACTAAACACCATTAATTTCAATCGTTTCTGTTATTAACATTTATCACACCCCCACTGCGGTTAGGTCTCCAGTAATCTTACTTGCGAAACTGGACCAATTCGTTTCTGCCTTATATGTTGCCTCTAAATCGCTTGGGACATGGATGGCGAAATTACTATTTACACCGCTAAAAGCGTTTATGTTTTCTAATGCACAAACAGTACTCCCAGGTAAATAAATATCTGTAAAATTAGTAGCGTAATTAAATGCGTTACTCTTTATTGTGGTTGCGGCAGGAAGTGTTAATTTCTTTAAATAAGTACTAAAATAAAAGCCTTTAACTGTCTATAATTTTTCAAATGTTATTTCATTTGGGATTTCATTATTAAACGCCATTTGGTCACTTATCGTTGTTAATTCTGGCATACTTAATGTTCCAGAACTTGAAACAGACATACCGAAAGACCCACTTATAGTTGTAACTTTTGGGAAAGACGCATTTACTGCCTTACCACCTAGGGCTGTACTGTAATCAATTGTTGTTATTTCTGAAAATGTTATATTCCTAAAATTAGAATTATCAAATGCTCCACTAGTCCAAATTGACGCACTAATAGTTATATCACATTGGTTTGTAGAACCACTTTTTCCAAAACCATTAAAACAAGCAGTTCCTATAGACGTGATTGTTCCAAATGTTATTTTTTTAACACTAGACGCATTTTTAAAACATCTCGCATTTATCTATGTTACATTTGGTGCATAAACCTCTTCTAAATTCATCATCCCATTAAATCCATCTGCAGGTAAAGAAGTAGCATTAGGTAAATTTATCTTTTTAATTTTAAGAGGATTTACAGAATTACCACTAATGGTATATTCAGATAATCCTTCAGAACTAAAGGCGGTCGCTAAGGTATCTGTACCACTATCCGCCCCGACTGTTACGGAAGATAAACCCTAATAACCCGAGTCCGCAGTAATGGTCTATTGTGCGTTTGTTGGATTAACACTTTTACTTTGTAAACACGGTGCAGGAATGGCAGGAATATTAACTTGTCCTATCCCATCATAATTCTCCCCTTTATAAATAGTCTATGCCTAATCATCTAATGTAACATTTACAGTTTCTAAACATACCGCAGGAATAGTGACAGAACCTAATCCGATATATCCTTGTGAACCATCAGGTTCAATTACCTATGAACTACCTAATGTAACAGTAACATCTTGTAATTTAACTTGAGGAACAGTTACTTTTGATAACCCATCTTTACCATCATCAGGCTCAACTATATTCGCTGTGCTACAAGTACTCAATACCGCTGTTTTTTCCTGTAAATTCAATGCCTCGACCGTTACTGTTCCAATCCCGTCATAACCTTCCTCTGCGGTAACGGTAGATTGTGTTTCCCCAGAATGTACAGTTACATCTTGAAGGGTTGGAGTTCCGCCACCGATATCTCCTTTCACAGAAACAATAGCGTCAATAATTTCCTGCTGTCCGCCTAACGAAGCATTATTACCAATATAAGGGTTTGTCTTTGTTACCGTAGTAACGGTCTGTCCACCGATAGCACGGATAGCATTAGCAATGGCTTTCTGCCCATATTCAGACGCAGGATTATCTTTAAACTCTTGCCCTTGTAAGGTTTTTACATAATCTTTATCGCTTACAAGAGAAAGAATTGCTTTTGCGATTTCAATCTATCCCCTCTCCGTGGAGCGATTTTTAATAAACTCAGACATTTAATCACCTCATTGCTCTCGTCTTTTTGGTTTTACGATAGGAATGTCTGTCTCCGTATAAACACGGCTTTCTGCGTATTCGACAGGGTCGTATGCCTCAGAATAAATTACATCACCGCAACGGATTTTTACATTACTATCGCTATATGTATAGACGAAATTTTTACCGTCAATTTCTTTCGTTTCTCTAACAATCATAATAATTCTCCTTATGTTATCGCCGAAATTTTACTTGCGTGTGTAGACCAGTTGGTCGCTGCCTTATACGAGTCAACAAGTGCGGCGGGGACATAAATATTGGTAGTACTTGGAATTGCAGAAGAGTCGCCTAATGTACACACACCATCAGTATTTGAAATTGTTAAATTTTGTATTTTGTAAGAACCCCAAGTTTCAAATGCTCCTGCACCAATACTAGTAATTTTTGGTAATGTAACATCCCCACTGAGATTACATTCACTAAAAGCATAGTCTCCAATCTCTGTAACATTTTGTAATGAAGGCATTGTGTTTAAATTCTAACAGTTATAGAATGCATAACTCTTTATCTGTGTTGCATTTGGAAAAGTAAAAGAAGATACTCCGCTTGAATTAAATGCCCCTGAACCAACAATCGTTACGCATTGTCCACTTATGCTTGATAATGTAGTCATACCAATAAATGCGGCGTCACCAATTTCTGTTGCGTCTGGGAATGTAACCGATTTTAAGTTCGCAAACCCACTTACCTTTTTATTTGATAACCCACTTGGTGCGTTTAATGTAATATATTGCCACTGTGTAGAGAATAACACCCCAGGTAAATTGTCTGTTGGTGCCGCAGGAACAACCACGGAAGACAAGCCATCATAACCCGAGTCTGCGGTAATGGTCTATTGTGAAGAAGTTAATGTTACTGTCTTGCTTTGTAAACATACCGCAGGAACAGCAGGAACATTAACCGTTCCAATTGCATCATACCCACAACTTGCAGTAATTGTCTACGCAGAAGAAGATAAAGTAACACTTACTGTCTCTAAACACGGTGCAGGAACAGCAGGCACATTAACTTCTCCAATTCCATCATAACCACTACTTGGGGTAATTTGCTATGCACTACCTAATGTAACATTTACCGTTTCTAAATTAATAGGGTTAAGAGCAGGAACATAGACATCACCAATTGCATCATAACCTTCCTATGCAGTAATATGCTATATCTCAGATGTTAATGAAATATATTTTGTTTCTAAATTCAATGCCTCGACAGTTACTGTTCCGATACCATAATAAGCATCTCCTTTAGTAATCGTCTATTCCGAAGTAGTGCTTTTTACCGTTTTATCCTGTAATGCAGGTGTTGGATTTACAGTACCACATACACCTAAAATAGTAACGCCCTGTTTAATATTTCCCGCAATAATCTTTTCTTGTTCTGTACTACTAATCTATACAGTCCCACCACTGGTATATCCTGCAGGAATAACAACACAACCTGCCACTGCGGAAATAGTTCCACCAATAGCACCATTATTTGTCATACTACCTGTTTCACTACCAGTAGAAGTATGGAACTTCTTGCCACTTAACACATCTCCTACCACAGCATCGTCTTCTGAAGTATCATGATACTCGCTTGGAATAGGATTAACCGTTACTTTACTTAACCCTTCATAAGAAGATGGTGGAGTAATTTCCTATGTCTCTTCCGTAGGTGTTACCGTAGCAGTTGTAAGATGTGCTATTACTAAATCTTTGATTGCCTATGCCATCTCTCTTGGATAGTACTTTGTGATAGTACCTGCCTTTTGACGGATAGCATTCGCAATATCGGTGAGAATTGTGTCATTAATCTTTTTAAACGCCATCAGTAACTCACCTCGTCTGCATCTATTAACCTATTAAGGTCAACTTTATTAACGCCAAAGTCACGCCAACCGTGATGAATTCCTAAATTGCCGAATGGGTCTCTGTCCATAAGATTGCGGTCGTCCGTCATCTGTCTCTTAATTTCTTTGAAGTATTCGTCTAACAGTACCTTACCTTTATTTCTCCATAACTGTGCTTTCTCGTATTCCTCAAGGAAATCAAAATACTCAGCACAAGAATTATAAACGACAATATCTCCAAGTTCTTTGGAGATAACATCTTCGTCAGAAAGGTTGCTATTAGTTCCGCTAATATAATCTGTCGGATACCATTCACCAAAAATATTAATCTTACCGACTGGCGGAGCAGGGATAATCTTAATACCTTCAGACATAACAATATAGTACTAAGGTTCTCCCTCTGCGTCCACATCATCTATGAATTCATATGCTTCATTGATTGTATTTAACCGAAGCAGTTTTTTCTTTACATTTACCTCAATATCGGTTGGGTCAGAATTCCATTCTACATACCGTGCCTGTTTAAGAGTCCCTGTGGTGATAGTCACAAGACCGTTCGTTGCGGTAAGATTGGTAACCCAACTTTGGATTTTATATAAATAATTGGAACGCAATATGAATTTTCGTTGCTAATTAATAAATGTTAACAAGAGGTCTGTGTTTATGTCTTGGCGTTTAATAATCGAGGAACACATATTAATCATTTCTTGTCCAGTCATATTTAACCCCCTAAAATAAAAATAAGGGGGCTTTCGCCCCCTTGTTAAAATGCGTCATCCATCGTCTTGTACTACGGATTTAACGCTAAAAAAGTTCTCAGAACCCTACGAGCGGCGTCCCCCTCGTGTGCTTCACAATAGAACATATATTGCTTTAACAAAGGGTCTCTTGCAAATTCAAACATAGGGATAGCACAGACATGGCGGAAATTCTTGCCAGTCTGCTTCTCCTTACGCTCCTCTGCATTCGCTTTGTCGAGTTCGCTTGTATCGTACTTGTTAATAATACGATAGTTTCTATCATCGCTTAAATCAATCCATTGATTGGTAATAAAGCCGTCAGACAAAATTACCTCCCGTTGTCATCAAGCCTGGTCAGTATTATCAATACCTGTAATGCAAGAGTTAGCATCACGAGAACGGCATTCTAAGGTCAATTGACCAGTAACAACTTTACCATTTACCAAAGAATCTTTTGGTTTATCGTAGGTCTTGAACGGAATCAGGTAAGCCAGTTTCCAGTATTCAGACTGTAACAAATCCACACGAGTGGAAGGTTGCATACGATGCAGAACCATGTTAACCAGACCAAAGTCGGATTCGTAAACATTTACGATATTCTTAATCTTGGTGCTGTCAGCGTTCCGTTGTCTTTCAGCGTTGCCAGTGAAGTTAGAGATAACTCTCTTGTTTTCACCAGATACCACGCAGATATCAGGAGTACCGCCTTTCGCCCAAGCCTTTTGAATAGCGTCATTCAGCATGGTTTCGTTCAGAGCCTTATGGGCATACAAAGAACTATTGGTAGCATCAACCACATTCACAGTGTTGAAGCAAGGGATACCACCCATCTTGGAAGCCTGTGGTAATACAGCAGGGTTCTGGGTTTGGTCAACGCCGTCAACACCACCTTCGCCACCACGAACCTTGGTGTCGTTATTAACGATAGCATATTCAACATCCAGAGCAATAGCCTTCAAGGTTTTCGCCAGTTGGTAAGCCATCTCGCTCTTCACACCTGCTTTCAGAACTGCTTCCTGAGAATCAGTTACATTGCAATCCCGCATGAAAATCTGAATATAGTTAGATTCTTTTACACGAGGAATGGACTGGGTGTCAGTAAACTGAGCGTCTTCCTTGTGTGCGTTAGTACCCGCTGCAGGCAGGGTGTCGGTCAACCAAGAGTGTACCATACCAGTAACTTTGGAACGACCAAATTTATTCATCAAAGGAGTTTCATCTGGAGAGATATTAGTGATAATATCCAGCAAATCCTCACGATTACCTACTGCTTCGTAAGTATTAGCATATCTAGCATTGTAAGTTGGCATTTGTATTCACCTCAAAATTTTATTTTTAATCCAGTAACCCCATCTATAACAAAATTTTTGCTTTTTGGTCAGTAGTCATATGACCAAACTTATCGTAGTCAATCTTTACGCCTTTCCGTGACGGTACAACAGGAGTGTTTGCAGAATGTTCCACACGAGGAACTACTGGCTTTTTCTTCTGTTCCACCTTTTGAATGGATTGAGCGTAATAATCTTTCTACATCTCCTTAAAGAATTCACGCAACGGTTCGGGGTTACCTTCATTGTACGCCCGCTACAATTTATTATATTTATTGACTGGCAAATTCTGAATAGCATCGCCCAGTCGAGACATAATCTCATCGTATTTAGGCTCTTCGCTACGCAACTGTTCTTCAAGGTTGCTGATATTCTGTTGTCTGTACATCATCTAATTCCGTTGGTTTAACAAAGCCTGTTTGGCTTCTACCACGGCAGTGATGTGGTTAAAATCCAATTCTGACAGGTCATCTACACTTTCCAACCCTAAACTCTTAGCGGCAATCTCCTTTGCCATGGCATTCAAATCCGTAGACTGTTGCTGTGGTTGCGGTTGCTGTTGTGGTTGTGCCTGCTGTTGTGGCTGATATTGTTGCTGAGGTCTGTACTGCTCAAACTGTTTCCGTTGTTCTGCCAACTGCTGTGTCTTCTGCGTATAGTCCCTCTGACGCATATACCCTCGCAGTAATTCGTCTTGGGTAACTTCAATCTCTTCGCCATCAACTTTAACTTTAAACTTTGGTTCTTCTTCTTGGTTATCGGTATCAGAGTCGTCCTCTTTCTCTTGATTTGGTTGTTCCTACTGCTCTGTCTCCTCAACAGGCTCTTCCTATTGTGGGTCGGAGTCTTCTTCGGAGTCCTCTTCAGGATACTTCTTGTCGTACTCATCCGTGTTCCAAAAAAAGTTACCATCTTTGTCAAGACCAAACTCAGGGGTATCTTCCTCTTTTTGCGGAGTCCCAGTATCGGGTTGTTCCACTTGCTGAGTGTCTTGATTTTCGACCTGTTGGTCATTAACATTAGTATTCTCTAAATTGTCCATTAGCCCTCCTACCGAGTGTTTGTTTCAACTTGTTCGGTTGCCTTTAAAATACCCGTTCTTACTTTCTCGAGCAATAAAGACTCTAATGAATTAATATATTTAACAACCGCCCTACGCTCACTCATTTGGTCGGTAGGGCAAGTCATTAACAAATGAAACTGCTTGTCTTTTTCCTCTTGGAAAAAATTACGAAGAAAGACTAACGCCGCTTCTGCGTTATAGCCTTCTTCAATTAACTATTCCTTTGTTTTTAAAGGTCTCATAATTAAAATGCTCCATCTCGCCTATCAGGGTTAGACGCCTCAGGTTGCGGTGCTAACCGTTGAATAAACTGCTGTGTACTTAATCCCGCATTTTCGAGAGCACCTGGGTCTGGGTTAGGTGCTTGTTTCTGCTGTTGTTGTGGTTGTCCTTCCATTGGTTTTTGTCTCTGATAAATCCCTGCATTCTATGCCGCCTGAGCCAATTTATTCTGTATTAAGTTTTTCGACATCTCCTGTAAAGCAGGTGGCACTTGACCACTTTCCTGTGCGTACTTCATCATCATTAACATCTGCGGTGGTACGCCCATCATCTCTGCTTCTCGTAAAATCTCAGGAGTAAACAGGAAGTCGGAAACATTCTTATAACCTAATGCTTCTACCAATCTACCAAATGCATATGATACATGTTCTGGTGACGCCAGTCCTGCCTGCAGTAATTGTGGGTACATACCTAACAACAACTGCATAGATTGTGCTTGCTGTTGTTTACTACCTGCCACAACACCTACATTGACCACAATATCAATCGTGCCTTCCAAATCTTCAGGGAAGATTGGTTTCGGTTTATCCGTAATACGAATAAATGTCTCTTCTGTAATATACATCTGATTCATTTTAATCATATGACGGAACAATTGCTTGATACCAGTTTCAGCGAAAATACGAGCAATTAACTCTAATCTCTGGTTGGAAGCATTCATAATCTGAGTGATACCTGTTGCTGTCTTGTTCAGACTGTTTGCGTCCATACCTTGATTATATCTTGTGATACCAGTACGGTTCTCCTTCATGGTATTCATATATTCTAAGAATTGGAACACCTGAGGTTGTAACTATTCTACTGGTGTGTAGTATACGGCATTCCGTGGGTCTCCTGTTACACGGACTGCTTTCTTCCCATCGATAAATTCGCTTGGGTCTAACAATAAGTCCACATTCACAAATGCCTGTTTATTATTGTTGACCGCAATATTATAGATAATCTGTTTCAAAAACGCCGTATTTAAGTCCTGTAGTTCACCAACTAAGTCCGCAATACCACGCTTCGGGAACAGCCTTGATGTGTCACGGATAGGACTAATCACAAAGAATGGGTGTCTGCCCATCGTATTCTCTTCCAATCTCACAATCGTCTTTTTATCAACCATTGTCACGATTAAATCTTCGAGAATACCATCATTATTGATATCCGTTTTCACATAACATTCATACAGTAAGAACTCTTTCTTAGCGTCTTCTACGCCAACATCAGAATTCCGCATGTATGCTCTCGGGTTCAACTCTTCATCGTAGTTCGTTCTTGTGTAAGTACCAGTTGTTCCAGTGCCATCCAATACCTTGTCGATATTTTGGAATACACCTTCACGCTCTCTCCGTCTTAAATAGTCTAACTTAACAATCTTCCTGTGTGCCACGAAGTCAACATCTTCCAACGATTTTGCTTCGGGGTTAAAACGGAATTCAGACGGTGGAACTACTTCGAGTTTTGGTTGGTTCTTGGTAATGTTGGTTACTTCCTCGTAATCAACCTAAAATACATCGGGTGCTTTTTCCTCAATATTGGTAATGGTAATCTTCGGATTTAACTGCAGTTCATACAGTTCCCTCTGACTTGCCACTATCGTCTTGGGTTCAATCGTCTCTTCTCTTTCCCAGTAGCATTTCACGATACCGAGATTGTCGATAAGACTATTCTTAATCCAGTCGTAGAATACGAGAAAACCATCGTTACACCGTTCTAATTGATACTTAATCAGTTCGGAGTGAGCCGCTGCCGCTTTCTCGTCTTGTTCACTATTTGCACCCTATAACTTACAAATGTCTTCATTACCAAAGAACACTTTAATTAAAGAAGGTATCGCCCATTCAACGGTATCATGGAAGTCACTTGCGGTAACATCACTGATATTCGTCAAATTAGGATACTTCTTTTTGTAGTACTCAGCATCGCTTTCGTAAACCTTATGTCTTTTAATGACCATCGGTTCGATTTCTTCTTCATAATAGTTGTCCGCCCTTTCGATTTCATGCATAACATTCTCACGGATTTCATCCAATTTCTCTTCAGAAATAGCGTATTCTGTTACAATCTACTGCTACTCGGTCGGGTTCTGTGCGATTACTCCTTCTGCTTGGGACATCGGCTCAGGTGGGTTTAGTTCACCATAACCCATGCCAGCGTCCACTTGTGGTTGTTGCAGAATTTGTGGGTTAAAATCTTCTGGCATTCATCCACCCCCTGATTACATCTGCCCTGCGTAAAGTGAATTTATAAAACTTCCTCTTCGCTTGATAGGTGTTTCGCTTATCTGTTCTACATAAGCCAGTGCGTCCAAAAGGTCATCATGGATACCATTCGGAAACGCCAACATTTCGCTTTGAAGTTCTGTCCACCAGTCTCCTGCTTTCTCAGGGACCCAGACTGAACCAGAAGTAAATCTCGGCTGTAATGCGGAAATACGCTCTTCTTTACGCCGTTGTGCCTTTAACTGTGTAACTGTAAAAAACATATTCCTCTTTGGCATCTCCTTCATTAAAAAGTGGGATAGTGCTGCTTGGTATGCTACTTTTTCCACGCCTACCTTCTGTGGCGACCATTTACCTACCATTTTAAATATATTATCAATTGTCTCGGACGGGTCAAACCTGCCGAAACAACAATCTAAAATAAACCAATGGTTTTGTTTGTTTACACCCACAACCATAATTGCGGTGTAGTCGGCGGTCTTCTTTTGACTGATAGCCAAGTCAACCGTCATATAAATATTGAGGTCGTAGAGCCTTAAATCTTTCCAAGTAAAGTAACGGAAATATTCATTCTTAAATATCTGGTTCTCAGGGGATAATGCCATGCACATTCTTTCACGATACCAAATATCTATCTTATGAATCTTTTCGTACTTTTCTCTTTCGTCCTCAATAAACTAAATTGTATATTTTGCTTCCCAAGCAGATTTACCGTCCTGTAAAATCGGGATTCGCTCTGTCTGGAAACCAAGATATTCTTTATTCGCAATGACACGCTCAATGAGACAGGACTCACCCAGGTTGTTCCCTATCATAAAGATACGACTTTTCTTACCTAAGAATGCGATATCGGATAAAAACCAGTTATAGTCTTTCTCTAATACCGTATCAGAACTCATATCTTCTAAGTCCTGAGGGTCGTCTATGATTATAAGTTTTGGACGGGTCTCACTATGTAACAGACCTCTGACGGAAGAACCTTTACCATAAGCGTCAATCCGTACATTGATAGGCTCACCACGAATATCTTTAACTACTACTTCAAATGTCTTATCATTATTCTTAACCACCTTGACGAGATTTGAACAGAGTTTCGGGTTGCTTGTGTATTCGTCCGCTAAGTCTTTTAAACGAGCGGACGCTAAGGTCTGGTTCGCCATAATAATGACTATAAAATTATAGTCTTTTGATGGGAATACCAACCGATATAAAGAGTGTGCACGAATTACCAGTACCGATTTAGCCGACTCACGAAATGCTTCGATAGCAAAGTGTTTTCTGCCATGAAGCAAGATATCAGACCACTCGTGATGGAACGGAGCAGGGTCACAGTCGTCAGGACTGGGTAAATAAATCCTACGAAAATCTACAATCGACTCGTAGGCGAGTTGAAGTGCTTCTGCTTCCTACTGGGCAAACAACTCTTGCTCTTCGGTCATTTCATCAGCCACCTCATCATTTCTGGGTTACGGATTGTCACCTCGTAAATACGAGACGCTAATGTATCCACAAACCCTTCGCTTTTTACCTACACATCCTGCCGTCCGTCATTCACATTGTTATTCTCTAACATAATGTGTACCAGTTCGTGCCAAAGCGTCAACCTCTTCATCTGTTCGGTTACATTCGTTGCAATCAGTATAATCTAATCATCGTAGCAAACCGCACCATAGACACGACCTAACGGAGATGTGTCCATAAATTTATCAAATTTGTCTTGGTGGGTAAACACGACTTTGTATTTGTAACAACCGTAATAAATGTAACCAGTAAACCCTTCGTCTCCCCAAGTTTTATTCTTCTTCTGGGTAGGTTTCTTAGAACCTACAGTTTTTTCTGCCATATTACCCCCTATTTACCATGGAAGGTAAATATATCATAGGGAGAAAAATTTGAAACGGTATCTCTGATTTTCCAAGAATCTCATCCTTTGTATACATGAAGTAACCGTCTCTATCACTACCCTATAATAAATATAAAAACCACCACTTTTTTGCGAGTGGTGGTGGTGGCTCGGGGCGAACCCGAGTCATTTCAATCGTCTTTTACTACGGCAAGGACATTATCTTTACTTAATACAATATACTCCTCGCCCTTGTGTTTTACCGTAACGCCACATTCTTTCGGGAAAAGAATGGTATCCTGCTCTTTTACTTCGGAAACATCATTTCCTACCGCAATCACTACCCCTTCCTTGATGGAACCAAAACTGGAAGTGTCGGCAAGAAAGATACCGCTTGCTGTCATCTTCTCCTGCTTTTGCGCCGCTACGACCACATTTTTACCTAACGGTTTAAGCATATATAAGTACCTCATAAAAAACGCCATTTGAGTACCAAAGAAATCGGGCGTTACTCACGCCCTACAAGACCAGTACCCACGGTCTTACTACTTTTTATTACCACGGAATATATCCCATATTCCGTCCTGTTGGCATATGGGGGTGTTTTTAGTGGTTATCCCCTTCCACCAGATATCAAGTAAGTTCCGACCCGCACGACTAGTCCTTACTGATTAAGTTATGCCACGGATATATTTAATATGAAATAATAAGTGAATACGGCAACAATATGGTAACACGACCGCAGCCGTGAAAAAGAAAAATAACTATCCGCTGATTTATTACTTCATATTTTTACCACGGATAAATGTGGGCATAGTATCTCATTAACACTTATCAAACTTCTATTTATCATCTTTTTATCTTCGATATTACTACTCGTTATCACTCGTAGTAATACTTTTATTTTCCTATTACTTCATGTTTATTATTTATAGTTCCTATAAATAATACAATTTCCTTAAAAAATTTGCGATACTTTTGCGGACAAGTCTATTTCATTAAAAAAATAGTTAAAAAGTGTTACAAATGTTACACTTTTATATCTAATTCCCTCCGCGGTACTATGAATTAACAGGACGAACCTTACTCGTGAGTCAAGATAGTTCCGAAATTTTCAGAATATTCTAATTATATAAATGGGTAATTTTTTATAAAAAATTTTTAGCCCGTAGTATCTTTTGACCTTTTCCCTACTTCGTGGTATTATTAAACCAAGAAAGGGGGTGAACACTATGTTACCAAGCAAACTCAATCTGATAGGCAGAGACTTGGACGATATTAACCGTGAATTCCAAGTACTCCTCGTAAAAATTAAGGCAGGCAGACCTAAGACCAACGACAAAGACTTGGAGAAGCAAATCATAGAATCGTGGAACACCGACTTAAATGGTTGGATTAACTGGTTCGAGAGCCTTAAAAAATAAATAAGTAGTACTGCAAGTGAGCAGGGTTTATGCCCTGCTCTTTTTTTATGCATATTTTTAGGGCGAGTTTTGTGCAAAAATTGCACTTTTATGTAGGAAAAATTGTAAAAAATTTTTTGTGGGCAGGGTCTCTTTTTGGGATTTTTTGGGGGAAATTTTTGGAAGTAAAGTTCACTTAATATGTAATCTACCCACCTCTATTTCCTCGCTCTCCCTCCCCCTCTTGTCTTTTTTCTTGTCACATCACAAATAAAAAACAAAATAAAATAAAAAATTAAAAATAAAAAATAAAACAATAATAAAAACAATATATAAACATCTTATAAAAATTAATAATAATATTATAATAAATTAAAGATAATATTACTATGTGATGCCCTGCCCCGTCCCGTGTTGCGTTGTTCGGGAATATGTTCCGCTTTGTGTGCTATACTGAGAATGTAAGGAAAAGCACCTTGCGAAACAAAGCAACAAAAGATAAGAGAAAGAAAAGAGGTTAAAAGAAAATGAGGTACGATGTAGTATTCGAACAAAAAATCCTTGTTAACGGAAAAATTAAAAAAGGTAAAGTAACAAAAAGTATCTATGCTAATAATAGTAACGAATTAAACAATAAAATTCAGTACTATTTACCCGCTCTTGGAAAATCTGCAAAAGTTGTAGAAATTAAAAGAGTAAGTATTAAGGAAATGAAATTAAGTATCGGTTCAAAAAGTGCGGAGAGGTGATACCTCTCCCGCCCCCCCGGGGTTGGTGATGCTAATTAGATATAATAAAAATTATATCTAGTTAGGATTATCAACAATCCAAAAAAATAAAATTTTTAAAAGTGGCGAAAAGCCGAAGGAGGATTACTATGGCAAAAGTTTACAACATGGAGAGTCCAAGGAGTGGACGTGAAGTGGCGAATCAGTTTGTTATTGAAGCGGGGCGGGAAGTTGTTTTCCAGTCTTATAGGAGCGTCTGTGCTATCTATAACAGGGATACAAAGACTCTTACTCTGGGTGAAGATTGGAATCGTAGTATGACGACTCGTAAATACTTCTGGCAGTTTGTACGGAATTATCTTCCATATTATTGGGATATTGACTTGAAGGAGTTGCGCTCCCGTATCGCCTCTGGTGAAGTCAAGGTTTTAAATAATAGGGAAATTGAAGCAGCAGCATAAGAAGGATGCCCAGATATACCGCCCCGAATAATGGGGCGGTATAATGTGGGAATCGTTCCCAAAATAAAAAAATAATTTTATAAAGGCGGTGTTATTTATGATTAACGAAATTGACAGAAAGCATTTAGAGGAGTCCTTGACTATTTTCCGTTTCAATCAAGGCGGTGGCGTGAAGTATGGAATCCCGAAGAGCGGAAAACATCGGGACTCGTGTTTCCGTGGTATGGGTCACGGAATCGGCGAGATTCAGGGGTATTTATTGGCTCTCCGTGAGCATAATGTAATTACCTATGAAGAGTGGCAGAGTTTAATGACTCAGTATGTGTACGGGCAGGCATAGAGAGGGGGGTCTCCTCCTCTCCCCTTCCTTCTTAAATAATGTGCGGTTATTGTCGGGCATTATTTAATAATGTGGGGTTATTTATTAACGCTATATGGCGTCCCGTTTGTCGCTTGCAAAAGTGAGCGAGGGGGCAGGGCATCATCTCTCTCTGTCTTGTGAGGGGATGGTGAGCGTTTGCGAACCCGTTGCAATGCGTTCGGCGAGGATTTGGCGGGCGCGGTCCTATATTTCGGTATTGAGATTTATCTATAATAGCGGTTGTTTTGGCTGAGAAACTCCTCCACGGTCGAGAAGTGAGTCCAAAAGTTGGGCACGAATTTTAGGGTTTAGGTCAGGGTCATTCACCATCTATAACGCAAGGTTTACAAGGTGGGGGGTTGCTGCCTCTATCCGTTCCCGTGCGATTTGTACAGAGCGAGACAGTCGCTCCTTAACGAGAGGGTGTTCGAGATATTGACAAGCACGGGGCATAGTTATGCTCATTTCGGTGCAGATTTTAGCGATGTTCCCTGCGTGTTTGGCATAAAGTTCACAAAAACGCTCTTGCGTTTCGGTTAGTTTTTTGGGTTTGAGTTTTTTCATAGGGTGTAGCCTCCTAATAAAAAATAGTATTCTATAATATATATAGATTTACACAAAAAGTTGCAGGGGGTAACGAATAGTGAATCGTTGTTAGGGAATAAGTTCCAAAATGTATGTTATAATATAGTTGAGGGTCGGGAATGTGTCCCGATAAAATAAAAATATATTTTAAGAAAGCGAGGTACAAAATTATGTTAAAAATTATGGATGATGTTATTCGTAGGGCAGTTGTAGTACAGGGCGACAAGATGTATAACGACTTGATGAGGGATAAGGCGAGAAAAAAGGGAGACAAGGTTACGGCGGAATGGTATACCGCAAAGATTGGCGCTCAACTTCAAGAATTGTTATTTTTGGAGCAGTTGGCGGAAAAGTGCGGGGCATTGAATAATTATTATTCCGAAATGAGAGCGGGAGAAATTAGGTTCTATTCGTTCTATATTGGAATGGTAGAAGACGAGGTTATGCGGAAGATTTGGCAAAACAGGATTGACGAATACTACAAAAAAAGCGTAGCGTGATTATTAGGTTTACTACCCACGGTTAGTGGGTAGTATGCGTGGGAATCACGAATAAAAATAATAATTTAATTTAAGGAGGATTATTATGGAGAATGAAAAAGTAAGAGTTGAAAGGGCGTTATGTTATCGTAATATGTATTATGTAACTTTTAACGGACACCTTCAAGAAACAAGAGAAGGAGATATTATTGGCTTCGGAACAAAAGAAGAAGCAAAAGAAGAAGCAAAAAGGCTTCGTAGGTTGTTTCGGTTGGGGTATAAGTTGAGCGATATCTACGATACATCGTATGTTGTGAGAAATCCTATTGGTTGATTATCAGGTTTACCCCTCACTTAATAAGTGGGGGGTATGCGTGGGAATCACCACGAATAAAAAATAGTAAAGGAGTTGTTATTGTATGAAGAATGTAGAGGTATTAAAGATTAACACGGTGTATGACGATGTGAAAAAGTATCTCTGGCGGACGGATACGAGGGAAAAAAAGATTGGTTTTCTTCTTCCCTTGGCTTTGGAAAATTTGGAAAAAAACACGGTAGCCGTGAAAGAGTTCCAGAGGGAAATTGTCGGGGAATACTTGCAGAGCAAGGCGGAATGGGTTGCGGGGTTGTGTGCGATGTGGTTGTATGATGTAGGGACTCAAAAAATTACAGAGGATAGCGGTTGTGAGGACTTGGTGAGGATGGTGGTGAATAATTCGTGTAAATGGTTGTAGCAAAAATTGAAACATAGTTTATGTAATTAACTTAAATTGTGTAGTATGTTATAATAGTAAATGGAAGGGGGTATTTTTTTAGAATAGTTTGGATTAAATTATGATAAGGTGGTGGTAGTTACGATACACCGCCCCGATGTTTGGCTGATTTTATGTGAGAGTTTTATCAGGTAAAGGTTGGGGCGGTAATGGTAAATACGATTACCTAAAAAATATTATATTAAGTCGCTAAAAGCGGAAAGGAAAAATTATGAATAGGTTAGATGGTAATTTCGAACAGTACAAGGTATCAAGTAAGGCAGGCTGCTCCGAAGATTATCGTATTGTGGTTGATATAGACGGAAATGAATGTCTTATCAATAGCGATTATGAAGCGAGGGGTGTATATGTTTATGTCTGCAAGGGTAGCGGTGAGCGGTTGACGAGGGATGACCTTTTCAACGGTAAGTTAATTGTGGATATCAACAATAATGTATATTCTGCGGAGTGGGCGGAAGATAATATGGTTCAATGCGAAGTCTGCGGGGTATGGTTTGATGTTCGGGGTGATGAGGGAGTTATTACAGAAGAAGACGATTGCTTCTGTAATCATTGCTTAGATAAAAATGCGAAGCCGTGCGCTGATTGTGGTACTTGGCATAGTCTGCGGTACTACGAAGATAAGAACAGTATTAATTGTGGAATTAGTGGAGAAGATATGTACGGAGATGATATATATCTCTGTGAGAATTGTCGGACAGAGTACTATATTTGTGACGAGTGCGGTTGTTTAGTTCCTTATGACTATATTAACGAGGTTGACAATATGTATTATTGTCCCAGTTGTTTCGAAAATCAAAAAAGTGAGGGCTTGCAGCGTTACCACTATGACGGAGATGAATCGGATTACGGAATGGAATACCTTGGAATTGAGACGAGAAAACAAAATCCCCTGATGGGCGTTGAGGCTGAAATGGATTGCGGCGGCGAAGATGAATACAAAATCGAACAGATTAAAGAAGCGTTTGGTAAAAAATACTGCGTATGTTGTGAGGACGGTTCTCTGACAGACGGTTTTGAATTAATTAGTTGTCCTGCTAACCTTGACCACCATATCACGGATTTAAACTGGACAGGTGCTTTTACTATGGCTCGTAAATTAGGGTATCTTGCCCACGACCCTGGGACTTGTGGACTGCATATTCATATTGATAGAAAATACTTTATCGGCAGCGGGTTGTCTTCTACTGAAATTGAGGGTGCTATGTTTATTGTATTAAAGAATAATGTTGATTGGATTAAAAAGTTTAGTCGTAGATTTAAGTATGGGTATTGCGAAATTAATGGCGAAGATGACGGCGAGACTATCAAGAATATGGAAGACTACGACAAGAAATGGAGTAAAAAAGAAGCGCTGCGGAAAAGAGATAGATATAAGGCTCTTAACTTCTCACGGAGCGATACCATCGAGTTCCGTATCTTCCGTGGTACTCTGAATGTTGATACTCTGTATGCTACCTTACAGTTTGTGGATATTTTTGCAAGGTTGATTAAGAGGTGCTACTACTTGGACGATGCGATGGATATCAGTCTTGAATCGTTTATTGATTACGCAGGGCACGACCCGAAGTATAAACAGTTCGTGGATTATTGTAAGGCGATTGGTATTGTTGATGACAATGAGACTGGGTACTAATACCCAGTCTCAAATTAAAAAATAAATTATAAGGAGTGATTGTTATGACAAAGAAACAAAAACAAATTACTACTGAGGTGACAGCGGTTCTGGACAAAATGCGTGTTGAAGCGGACAAACACGGTCTGCGGTTCGAAACAGAAGAAGATGTGTGGAAGGCGTTTCCGAACGAAGAATCTTATCTTCGTGGTCTGCTGTATGCGGTCAAAGTGTTGGCAGGAGAATTAGAGTACGACCTGTTAGAAATTGATGTGGTTCATTCCGTATCCAATATGTGTTCTGCCACATTTAAGGGAGAAGTTGAAGGGTTCGAGGGGTTCGATTGGTCGGCTGATTATAAGGCAGAATAAGGGGCTGCTTGGCAGGGTGCCCACTTCTTTCGAGGTGGGTACAATGGCAAACAGTGCCAACAAAATAAATTAATTTAAGTTCCAGAAAGGGAGAAAGGAAGAAAGAAAATGTTAACAACAAAACAAAAAATTAATTTCTTGAACTTGAAAGACAGTGTCGTGGGTGTTGGGTATTCTTTACGCTCCACCAAAAAAGAGAATGCAGTAGAAGAAATTAAAGAAAATATTATTTATTATGCGGAGCAATACGAAAATAGTATTCTTATGTACTACGAAAGGAAAAGGGAAAAAGACAGGGTTGGTACAAAAGAAGCGGTAGATTTTGCTATGAATATTTTTACAAAGTTAAAGTCAACTATTGAAATTGTTTCCTGTTTTGTTCCGATTAATGAAGTTAACGACTGGGTACAAGAGGGAGTTGATAAGGCATACGAAAAGGTTGACAAAGAATGTCATCACAAAGTTAATGTGCGGTTCTTTTAATATAAGTTATATAAAGGAGTGATGTGAAGTGTGTGTTATTTTGTATGCTCCACCGAAAAAAGAAATTAAAGAGGAATTCTTACGGACGGCTTTTCAAAACAATCCCGATGGTGCAGGCATTATGTACTACGATTGGGACGGTAAAGTGAATTATCAAAAAGGCTTTATGACCTATCAAGGTATGAAGAATTATTGGGACGAATTGGACGACAGATTGGCAAGGGCGGTTCATTGCCGAATTGCCACGAGCGGAGAAATAGTTCCAGAGAATTGCCACCCGTTTCGTATTCATTCTAATGTAAAAGAACTTCATCGGTTGGGTGGTATCTCTAAGACGGGGTGCGTTATGCACAACGGAGTTCTGTTAGACTACTCTCCAAAGGAAGGCTTGAAAAGTTCCGTAAGTGATACGATGTGTTTCACTCAACAGATTCTCTATCCGTTGGTCAAGGGTAATTGTATTGAGAACGAGGGTGTTAAGAAATTAATCAACGATTTAAACAACGCATTCCTTTTGTTTCTTCCAGATTTTAAGGTGGTGATGTTTGGTGATTGGATAGCGGATAAGGACGGGTTCTATGCTTCGAACGATAGTTATCTTGATAGGTTTTACTATCACTGGGGTGACTACGAATACGATGATGAGTTTTTATAATTATGCATTGATTTTTATAGTTAGTGTAAGTGAGCATTCTCTAATAATGTATTAAAAAATATTCAAAATGAGGTGATAATTATGGAAAATGTTTTGGGGATTATGTTTATTTACTCATTAAGCACATCGATTAAAATTAATTGGCAGGAGTTTCTTGCCGAAGCAAAAATGAATGCAGTATTGTATGACTTTATTCCTGTTCAAAAGGGTAAGCGGAAAAAGGAAAATGTATTGCGGATTAAAGAGGTTCGTAATTCGATTGCTAAGGTTGGTAAGATGTGCTTCGGGTTGTCTATCAGGGAAAATGGTGGGGTGCTGTTTATTCCAAAAGAAAAGTTAGACGAGTGGATACCTTATACAGATACTCTACTTTCTTTCCCTGGGATTAATGCGGTTGAGGTCGAAGTATCGGACACAAAACAAAACAACACCTTGATTACGAGGGCGTTGTTAGAAGAAGTGAAAAATAATTTTAAGGACGAGATTGGTAAGTTGGAAGGAAGCGATAATATCAAGGGTAACCTGAAAGATTTAACTCTTCATTTTATGAAGGCAGCACAGGAAAACAAATTGAAGATTGATGCTACAAACAATATGTACAATCGGTTGTTAGATATGAAACGGAAGGTGGCGTTCTATGAAAAGTTAACTAAGGTTGACTTCACCTACATCAAGGCTCATATTGACAATGCGACAAAAGTATTTGAGAAAATATTTAGGGCAAAGCAAAAGGAGTATTATGTGGCGAACTGGTGATAACAAAAATAAAAGGCAGGGTGTGTATGATTACACCCTGCTTTTTAATTTAGATATTCTGTTATAGGAAACCAGTTCGTTATGTCCGATACTTCGACATAAGGGTCATTGGAATAACCGTCAATATATTCTCTTTCTTTTAATGGGACTTCGAATGACCTCAACAGAATGGGACGAAGAAATCGGTTCTTTGACGCATTAGGGATAACCAGTTGACTCACTCGGATATCTTCCGCATTACAGGCTATCATCTTACCATTCGAAAGTTTGCCACGATAAATGTACAGGCACGGGGTCTTTAAATTCTTTTCTAAAACTTTGTTCTGTAGTAACTGAAAGGCTTCCATTTGCATTACGGAAGAGTTACCTGTTTTCAGTTCTACAAAACTACTTTTATAAAGACCGCCACTTTCTTTTTGTATCAGTAAATCTGGGCTTACTCTGACGGACAGAGAAGCAGGAGAATAGTCTCTCCGTAGGGCTTCTGCTGTCTCGTCTGAATAGTTGTGATGGTATGATAGGTCAATCACTTCGTATCCTCTTTCTTTGCACATAATCATAAAATCTTTTTCCATCTATAAATGTTTATTCGCTATCGCTACTTCAACAACCATTGTAGATAATCTCCTTTCCCAGTGTCTTTTTTAGTTCTTCACGGAGTTGGTTTAGAGATTTATAATAGTTCCGTGAGACATTGGAAATATGGAGACCGACTACCTTACCTATGTCGGTGAACCTCTCGCCTTGTTCTCTGCGGTTATAAATCTCTTTACTTCTTGCTGACAAATCATTGAAGAATTTCCTTTCGGCTTTGTTAACTTTCTGTTTATATATATTATGGATTGCGACTGCCTCAGGTGACCGAGAGTAAACAGCATCGGAGTTGGTTAGGCGGATGCGTTGGGTTATGCGTCCGCCTTTTGTCCGCTGTGCTAAATCTTGTTTGTATTCAAGAACACGAATGCGTTGGATTAGGTCGTCTGCTTCGCCTTGTATCATTCCATATCCGTGGCGTTCGGGATGTTCTTTGTTAATCCGCTTCTCTCGTTCTATGGCTTCCTATACGATTGCTTCTAAGGTATCACTACTCTTCCGTCTCATCTTTCTTCTCCTGTGCCTTCTTCGGGACACGAGAGATGGTTGCTTCTTCTAACTTAATTAAGTATGCCTTGCCGATACAATCACCTTTTTGAATTAAGATAGTATCAATTGGCAGGTAACCTTTCTGATAGTCCTTAACATAACTACCATTGATTAAGAAGTAACCGATGGTCTGGTCGTTTCGTGGTGACCGTGGAAGAACATTGTCTACCAAGATATTTAATTCTTCCTTGTTGTTACTTGTGACGAGAACGATGGAAGTAGCAAACCGAAGGTGTACTCTTACTTTTGCAGGTACAACCAACAATGCGTACCCTTCGGGTACTTCGTAAATAGTTCCCGTCTTGATTACTTTGCTTTCTGATGGACTGATTAAAACATCTTCTGTAGCATAGATGTTAATCGCCACGTCCTCAAACTTAGGTACTTTTAATCCACCTAAAGTATGTTTAAATTGAATATTATTTACCGCCATTTTATCTCCCCCATAAAATCTAAATCGTCTTTCAAATCAAAACCCTCGCCTAAAATTAATTTCTGATTATCGCTTGCAGGAAAAGTTCCGTCTGGTGTACGCAGTTCTTCTTTGTACCGCCCACACTTTACAACATCGAAGTACCACCATATCCAGTTGGGAATCTCTTCCTCTTCTGCCCCCGTAAATAGCCACAACTCTAAGTTATGAAAATGGTACAGCAATTCATCGCTAAATTCTTCGATAACCCGTTTGTTTTGACACAACAGGTCACCACCACTCACAAATATTCTTTGTATAAGACCGTCCTCTATGAACGGTTTTATTTTTTTATACAGGTCATTAAGAAATTGGCTTATCTCCACTACTCTCCCTTGTGAAAAGGAATGGGTCGTTGGATTTTGACAACCTGGGCAATTCCTTGAACATCCCTGTATGTATATCTCGTATGCCCTATTCTTTAGGGAAAACTCTGTACCTGCTATTCGTATCGTCATCTTCATCCCTCACTATCTTTAATGTGTGATATTTCTAACCGCTATGCTCGTATCCGAACGGAGTAAAAAGGAAACTACATTTCAGAGAAGCAGCGGTAAAAGATAATTCAAAAAGGTTCTTTAAATCTACCCCTACTTTCGCCACTCCGTCTTTAAAAAGTAATACTATCTGTCGTTTAAAAAGGTGTGTAGAAAGAGTTTTATAATCTTCTTCCGTACAATTAGTGATTACATAAATCATAATGCACCTCAATAAAACTTCCGTTCAGGAAAATCAAATTGTCTCCGTTTCAAGTGCCAGTTCTTTGTATTTGTCAAGAACCCAACCACTCTTGTTAATCTATCCGTGATAGGTTTACCGCAGACAGGACAGGCTTCTAAGTTCCTACCAACCGACACATGGTCATCTTCACATACATTGATAACATAGTTAACTGCCTGATAGATGACGCCAACCTTAACAGAATCTTCAATCAGTATCATAAGGTCTTCCACTTTCTCTATCTGTTCGGCAATGTTAATATGCATAATAGCACCGCCTGTCATCAAATGGTCAAACCTGCCCTGTAATAAAATACGATTAAGTAAATCTGTCTGTACCGTCAGTGGTATAAACTGGTTCGAATAAAACTCATACTTGTTATTGTAACCAAGTATTCTATCGGACTCTGCTAGTTTAATAGCACTGTTTTCAGACGGTGTCTGTTCGCAGTTATGCGGATAACCGAAGCGTTTCTCCTGCTCCTTGTTTACTTCGTTAACCGTAGTTAAAATTTGGTTAACAAAGTCCTGTCCTTCTTTGGTCAGGATATCGTAGCCAAGAATCTCTACTGCTTCATTGATACCATTCAGACCGCAAGTAGAATACTGTTTCCTAATATCCATAAACCCTAAGGTGTACAGTGGCAGGTTACCATTCTTAATACGCTTCTTAATAATGTGGCGTTTGATTGCGTTTACTTCCGCACACATACGCACCTTTTCTTTCAGATGCTCGATAAACAGGTCTCTCACATCTTCTTTCGGCTTGTACATATATTGGTTATGTTTTTCCATATAAGCAATTCTCGGTAAGTTAATAGTAGTTACCGATAATGAACCAATCTTCGTACCGCCCGCACCAAAAGTGTTGAAATACTCGTGGTCGGCTTCACTACGCAATCTGCAACAACTTGACAAAGTAGAAGTAGAACCACTGTAATAATTCATCCAACCGTACTTCAGATTTTTCTCACATACGATACTTAAAAATTCTTTATCAAGAATGTTTTTGTTATCGTCAATGGAAAAACAAGCAGTGGTTACTGGGAAAGTACACGTAGTGTTGTCCAGTGTTTCGTTCATCACATCCATATACATAACCTGAAGTCTCTTTATTGTATCGGCATTAGGTTGAGAGCCATCGGGAAATCTGTATTCACCACATAACTTCTTTAAAAAGTTATCATCAAACAAAGAAACATTCGTGAATGCAGACTGGTGACCACCACGGAACGGTTGGTTAACAGAGAAGATGAACGACTGAATCTGTTGCTTCGTCTCTTCGTCTACTCTCATCTCTGCCCTTACTAAATCAAGAACCGCTTTCCTCTCTGACTTTTTCATAAGTCTCTTTACTTCTTTCTCGTAGAAGTAAGACATACAAATTAAAAAGTCGGCTAACCCTACTGCACCTGCTACACTATTCGAAGCATAAGTTACGAACTGTATCATTTGATTTACATAGGAACTTAAATGCTTCGGCGGTTTACTTTTAATTTTCTTTACGAACGGAAGTCCAGTAAACACAACATCTAAGCAGGAAAAATTAAAACAGTATGGCATTACCGCAAACTTGTGGAAATCGTTGATGTAGAAGTCCTTAAAAAACTGTGCCTTACATAAGTCCTCGGCTTTGGTTTTATTAAATAACTTCTTGCCATACTTCCAAAGTAAGTAATAAGCATTCACTCTGAATAACGGTTTAGGAACTTCTGCTTCATACGCTATGATAGAAGTATCGTCCACATTAGCGTTACTATCTACCGATACATCTGCAGTAATAAGGTCGCCATTCCCGAAGAATTTCTTCGAGAAGGCAACCATATCAGTTTGTTTCCCTATACCGTCAAGAGTTGCAAGTTCCTTATATTTCGGAAACCCTTTTAAGGAGTCCATGAAATCGTCAAACTCTTGTCCGTAAGAGAACTCAATTACCATCTGCTTTCACCGCCGTTTCGCTATCAACCTTTTTACTATCCTTTTCTTCTGCCAGCCAATCTTTGAATGCTTCCACGCTGAATAATGGGAACTGGTTTGCAATCGTCTTATCGATTGCTTCTTTGCACTTATTGGCGTCTTCTACCGTAGAACTACGGAAGATAACCACCGTGGTATCATCAGTATAAAAGTCTTTGATAACATCGGAGTCCCGACTTACCAACCGACCACGCATACCTGCGTTCACGATACCATACACACGCCAGATTTCCTTACCCTCTTTGTCTTTGTAAGAATCTACCCCATATCCAATAATATCAATACTCTTGTTTGGCTTACCAAAAATAACTGTAATCATTTATACTTCCCTCCTATTTTGTTGGCGGTCTTATATTTAACCGCAAAATACCATTTATGTTTACCATACTCCTTCATCGCTACTATTTCCGAATCGTCCTGATTGAACCATTTCACAAGTGCTCCGCACTTCTCTGCCCCAATTTTCAATCGTTCTTCAGGAAGAACATTATCAGAACATAGTTTTAAAAACTCCTCGTCTGTCAAGATGTAACATAAATGCGTTACTTCTTTTACTGGCCAAGGCTTTCCTCTCCTCATTCCTACTACATAAGCAGGAAGTTTTTGCCGAGACTTTACTTCAACCCTGATTGGTTTACTCTTTGTCTCGATAACTACATCGCCACGGAAGTTCTCTGCAAGACCTGCCAACTGTTCCGTATATTTCTTTAAAGCACCAGACATCACAACACGCCTTGCAGGTACATTATGTTCGGTAAGATACCGTACTAACGCTCTTTCCGTAGCAGACCCTCTCTTCTTATTGTTCCTTGCTATCTTCTGTTTCGGAGTCAACTCCGACGCTTTCGGTTTTGGCATCTTCGTTCTTCACCTCTTCCGCTTCGATAACTTCTTTCTCTTTCTGTGGTGGTGGTACTTTCGTAAACAGTCCACAGATACATTTTCCGTCCTCTCTGTAGTTCTTACACGGACACATAGTATCTTCGCTTTGGTTCGGCTGACACGGACAATAACCGCCACGCTCAAGAAGTGCTTTTAACAGACCTGCCCGAGCATTTTGGTTTTGATTAAAGATATCTCCTTGTTTCGGAGACATTACCGTGTGCCACGGAGTTTCCAGTCCTGCCCCGTTCTCTGTTGCCACGATACGATACCGCAGAATCTTATCAAGAACTTCTTTGTGCAACCGAGATAGATACCACAACGCTTTTTCGATATCTTCGATACCGCCTTTGCTTTCGTACCGCCACAGATATTTGATTACATTACCTACCAGTGTTGCTTCAAAACCCTGTTTACCAACAGTCGCTGCTTTGATAGCATCGATACATTCGATACCCCCCTGGGTGTAATGTTTCGGGTGGTTCACATTCTCTTTGTTTCTAATCAATCCATTTGCACTTACGCTTTCCATTCATTTCACCTCATATTTCCAAACTTAATATTTCCAAACATACCCATAGTAAGCATGGACAACGCTGTCATCATGATTTCCTTCGGAGCATCGGGAATGTAGAAGACAATCATTTCTGACGCCAGTTGGATGACTTCCCTGTCATCGCTTACCTTGACTGGATGACCAGTCTTTTCTCCTGCCTCTCTTATCTTCTACGGATTAAGAGATAGCACCGCTTCTCTGAGCAGTTTCTCCTTTTCTTCTTTCGTCATCATTCGTCATTCCTCTACTTTTCGTTTACACATACCGTTCAACCTGTATCCACAAGTCTTACAGAGGAACGAGTCGTCAGGTGCAGGTAACCAAACCCCTGCCTGTATGCCTACTTCTACATTATCGTAGACATTTTTGTACTCTTCTAATTCATCAAGAGTAATCTTTCTTTCTTCTACGACAAAACAGTCGTGGCTGAAGACATACTTACCAGTCTCCTTGTCTTTTTTCTTCTTCCACTTTTCCTTAATAAAAGCAATCTTTGGAAGTTCACCACAAGATTCTAAGTATGCCCAAGCATATGTTGCCATATTGCAAGCATACGCCCTACCGTCTGCCACGCCTGACAGTCCCCTGCCAAACTTGTAATCAAGTATGATACCGTCTTTTGTTATCGCATCTGCATAACATAAGACAGGCAGTTGTCCTTTTCCACGATTTATCAGGAACTTTTCTTCTACACCAACGATATCGTACTTACCATAGATGTTGTTGTAGAAGTCTTCACAAGCAACCTTTCCTTCGTGGAGCAGTGACTCCATTGTGTCTGTTTTCCATTGGTTTACTTCTTTTGCATATGCCTTCCATTTATCTTCGAAACGATTAATGAAGGCTTCTTTACTTAATTTCTCTTTATACAGTGCTTCGATTGCTTCGTGCATTGAAGAACCGTAAGAAGTCATTGCATAGACTACTGGGTTTTTTACACCCAGTATCTTTGCAAAATAGACCTGCCGACCGCAAGTCCTGTAACTCTGCACTGTAGACGGAGATAAGTGTTCAAGTGTCATTCGTCATCATCCTTTCTGAATACATTCATTGCCTATCTGTCCATAAATTCTTTTAATTCTTTCCTGCGAAGTTCTTCCTGCAGGCTCTTATGAGTAACCTCGTGCAGTGCTTCGCTAATCGCCTTAAACAATTCCTGCTGACATTTAACAGCCAAGGCTTCTTTGATTGTCTTTTCTGTGTAGTCATACAGTTTGTCCATCTGTTCTTTATCGAAGAACCGAGCAAATGTGGAAACGAATGTCACGAAGTCGTTTACTCTTTCGCAGGAACGGAAGTCAAACTTCTTGTACATTGAATGAAGTAAATGTAACTCTTCCATACTCATATCCTTTACTTCATTTTTAATCTCACGCTGAATACCTTGCATTGCAAAGTCTACTGTCTTTTCATCATCCATACTTTCACCCCCTTACACTGGTCTATAACTTGTTTCTTCTGCATCAAACATATATTTAAAGTCTCGCTGACCGCACCGTCTGCGACCCTTTAATATCGCCATGTTGATGATGTCCTGTTTACTCTCCTGTTCTTCCAGTGATAACGCAGGATTTTCACCATCACGCCACATACCGATAATCCAGTCGGCTGTCGCTTCAATGTCACCGCCACCTTTCATCTGTGCAAGGTTCGGTTTTTCCCACGGTCTACCCTCACGATTTAACTGAGATAACACAATCGGAACGATATTTAACTCTTTCGCTAACGGTTTAAATGACCGTACAGTTTCGGACATTACCGTGTATTCGCTCGTACCTGGCATATACTGCAGGTAGTCCACGATAATCATATCGGTCTGTCCTTTGTCGAAAACCATTGTGTTTGCTACATTGATGTAGGTACGAATGTCTTTAATCGTAAGACTGTTTTTATCTATGATTAAGAGTTTTTTATTCAGTGCCGCTTCTACTTTCACAGCCATATCGTCACCGCTTTCCAGTAACCGCTTCACTTCTTCTTCGCTCTTCTTCATAAACATCGCTATCAGTCTCGTGATTAGTGTCGCACCACTCATTTCCATACTGAAGAAAATTACATTCTTCTTCTCACGGAATACTGCGTGGAGTGCTAACTCGATTGCCACGAAAGTCTTACCAACTCCCGAATAAGCAGCAATCATCACTACTTCACTCTTGAAGAACCGATTGGTGCTTTGGTCTATGTCTGCAAACCCTGTACCAATCGTACCGTTTGATAACAAGTCCCTGAACTCATTTACACATTGTAACGGAGTTTTGAAATCGTTTATCAAACTGGCTTCTGTACGAGTGCCATTTGCGATACCAATGATATCTTTCTCGTCCTTTCCCCAACGCCTTGCTAACCTTTCGGCTATCTCTGACCTGATTAAAGGATTAGATACTGTTGTGAGATAGTCGATAGCATACTGATATTCGGTTTCTTTGTCAGGACACTTATCAACCCCACGCATACAGCAGAGTACATCGATATGTTCAGATTCTAAATCTGCTATACTCAACCCTGCTACATGGATATCGCTGAAGTCTTTAAACCCATCAGGTATCTTCACGATACGAACATTAAGGTTTGCTCCATACTGTTTGAACTTATCCCTTAATTGTTCGATACGCCCCTGCCCTGCTTCATCATTATCAGGAGCAAGCAGAACCGTAAACTTCTTGTCGTGTTCCTGCAACTCTTTTGCCAACAACTTGATTTGTGCTTGCGTAAGTGTTGCACCTGTATATCCTGCACACGGAAGTCCTTCGTCAAACGCAGACGCTACATCGAAGTAACCCTCACACAAGTAGATTTTTTCCTGCTTGTGCATAATCTTCCGTGCTTTATCGAAGTTATAGAGAATATCACCTTTTGCGTAATATTCGTTATTCTTATCGTTAACATATTTAGGATATCCGTCACGGAAATTCCGTTCGGCTACTGCCACGAACATACCGTCAATGTTACGAATAGGAATTACGATACTACCATGCTCTTCGTTAAAACCATAACTTAATTCTTTGATAGTCTCATCTGATAACTTTCTTTTCGTCTTCAGATAATCTACCGCTTTATCTACTTTCTTCTGATACTTACTAACCAACGCTTCCTTTTCTGAGAAGTAGTTTCTTGCATTGACATACTCTTGATTGTCGGATAAATCAATACCGTACATCTCAGCAAGGTCTTCAATGGCACGGATAAAGGTCACACCCTCAATTGCCATATGAAGTTCAATAATTGTACCGCCAGTGCATTCTTTAAAGCAGTACCATTTTTTACCGTTACAGGAGAAAGTGTCCTCGTTGTCTCCTTTATGTATCGGACACTTGCAGCGGTAACCGTTTCTTGTGGTGTGCAACTCTACGCCACGCTCTATCAGATATTCAGGAATATCACTGCGGAGAATAATGTTGTCAATCAGTTTCATAGTCATGCTACTTCACACCCTTTCTCTTCTTCTTCCTCTTCGTCAGGGAACTTCACCCTACTGCCATTTTCCAACCGTTTAATCAGCATATCAGGATTGATATCTGTTATCAGTCCGTACAACTCCGAGTGAAAGAAGTCAACCACACACTCTCTCCTCAGGATATCCGCCTGAGAATTCTTACCAATCAGGTCTTGGTAGTCAATACAAGCCTGAATTACAATCGCATTCGCTAAGTCTTCATAACCTCTTCCTATTCTTTCCTTTCTCATTTGCTATCACCTGTCCTTTTTGATTTATTATTTCAACTTCATTTGTTTTGACATATGTGTCTGGCATCACACCGAACCTGTAAGGAAACAATGGGCAGTGGTAGATGTTACACTCTGCAATCTCTTTCCTGCCACCGCCCGAACATTCCGTGCAATACTTTCGGATTGCAGTTATCGGCGAATTTTGTTTTGGTAATACCATTTTTATTTTCTTCATAACTCTACCCCAAGATTTCATCTAACATTCCTGCCGAGAAGTTTTCATACTCCTTGACATTCTTTTCCTTTTGTTCCGTACGCCTACGCTCTTGGTCGTAGTACACTGCTTTTGGAACGATTGACCAAATCATGAGACCTTTATGCTTATTGTCTGTCAGGTAGTTATACAATAAACTCCAAGTCTCTTTCGGCTGTTTCTTCAGGTAATTCACACAAGTAAACAACCTTTGTTTGTACGGCATAGTACTTATTGTGCTATCCTGTGCTAAGTATAATCTTGCGAGATAGTAGCACTTCTTACTGTCATCTAACTGTACAAACTCTGATTTACTTTTGTAACTGAACGCCATCATTTTTCACCTCATTTCGTTTTTAGTTTTTGGCTTAATTTTTGTTCTGCTCCTTTGTAAATATAATATCACAAAACACGAAATGAGTCAATACCCTTGAAATGGACTTGTTCATACGATTTTATGCCACGGAATAAATCAAATCATCACCCGTAGTACCAACAAGAAGTAAGATATTTAAAAGATAATACTGCGGAGCAGGTATATGAGGATAACGAAGTTATCCGAATATATAGAGTTGTATAATATTATTATTAATAATTTAATATAATATTATATTAATTTATTATCATCCTTTTTTATATCTTACTTCGTAAGATATACTCCTACGGAGTATTTAATCTTTTCTTTCTTTTTGGTACTTTCTCTTTCTTTTCTGTACCACGGAAGATAGTAATAGTTAACCAGACCCACCTTTTAGTGTGCCTTTACACCAATGTAAGTCTTGGTAACTATGAAATTGTTTTACGGTTGCAACCTAAGTTAACTTATTTCAATAACAATATAGGAAAATACCTATATATAAATGCGTAGATTTTGTCGACAATAGATTTACTCTTTTTCATACGCTCTTGTTTTTGTTCAGGAGAAGCATAGTTTTCTATGTAGTAACAGAACGCTGCTTCAGCAACAAGACCGTCATCAGAGTTAATGTCTTTCCAGACTTCTTCCATAGGAATTTTATGTTCTGCTTTCATGATATGTCTCCTTATAAAAATGGTCTCCCCGACAGGAGTCGAACCTGTAACTACGGATTAGAAGTCCGTTGTTTTATCCATTAGACTACGGAGAGATGGTTGCAGGTGTGGGAATCGAACCCACCTTAGACGAGGTTATGAGCCTCGGAAGACTCCTTGCCTACCACCTGCTGTTTCAATTCATGTATTCTACTTCTCAACGCATAATCATCAGCGAAACGAAGTTGTTTTCTAATGTTTTTTCTCATACCTTGCTCATCTTTGCTTCGTGTCGTTATCGTTAACTGTTTCTGACCACTGACCTCATTTTCCCAAATAAATCCCATATATCTGTTTTCTATACAGTACACAATAAACAAGTCGATATCTTTACTGGAATAAACTCTTTTAATTTTCTTCTTTGGATGGAACGAGCATAAGTAAAAAGACATTGTTTTTTTACTTACCTTTTCCGTAGTTTTAACCTAAGCCCTGTATATCTTTCCTTTAACATCTATCAGTAAGTCATACGGACAGTTATCGCCTATCGGCTTTGAAACAAAGACATTAGTATAAGTCAACAACTCTGCCAGTACATTCGCTTCGCCGATATCTCCAATCCGTTTACATCTTGACATCAATGGAAATCACCGACCTTTTATAAAAATTTGGCTCGGGCGTCAGGGTTCGAACCTGAATGTGCGGTTTTAGAGACCGCTGTCCTACCAGTTAGACCACACCCGAGTATTGGTCTACGTAGCAGGACTTGAACCTGCAAGCCTCTCGGTCCCAAGCCGAGCGTTCTACCAAATTGAACTATACGTAGATTGGCTTCGGGGACAGGGTTCGAACCTATGCCAACAGTTCCAAAGACTGTTGTGCTACCACTACACTACCCCGAAATAAAAAAGGCGGGTATCAACAGAAGATACCCGCCAAAATTCAGAGTAGTCTAATTAATTGTTATGCAGCGTTAATTGATTTTAAGAACGCTGTTGCTTTTTCTGCTAACCATTTACTGCTTCCTTTCGCCATGTTCTGAACTTCGATTGGGTTTTCTTCGTAAACCTGTTTAATTGTCTTTCCTGCGTGTGTCCCGAACTTCAGGACAATGTTTCCTACACTTGAGTTGTAGGTAGATTGCGGAGTATAACTCCCTGTACTTGGTGTGTTGTCTGGGTCTTCCCTGTCGGGTGACGGCAGATTCAGTAACTCTTTGTAAAAGTTCTTTCTTGCACAAGTTTCGGCTTTGTTAGTGCCTTTATCCATTGTGTCAGCACCAGAACCTTCTACAGAGATTGTGATGTAGTCACCGCTTTCTACATCCATTACCAAGTACTGTTTGCTTTCTTCGGTGAGTAGGACATATCTTGGCTTGCCCTCTTTTTCTCCTACCATGTAGGAAGTAGTTTTGCTCACCGTCTTTACGGGTACTGCAACCAGTCCCAAGTCTTGCATAACGGGACGGATTGTAGTAGTCAGCGCCCTCTCTGAGAGGTAATTGTAGTGCATTCCTGCACTGTCCATTCGTGACGCTACAACATCAGAAATCTTATTCCTGAGTTGGAAGATTTTCCTCATTACCAGTACGCCACGCACTTTCGGTTCTACCATTTCGTTAACCTTGTTTTCGTTTTCAACAACAACTAATGCTTTCTCTTCCATGTGAAGAACTCCTTTCATTACACTAAATTAGTTTGTGTTGTAAAATATTACACAAACTGTTTTACTAAATATATAATAAACTATTTCTTGACTATAGTCAAGTGAATTGAAATGGATAAGTCCATTTCATGTTGCACTTTGGATTACTTTGTGACCACCGCCTTTCAGGGCAAAAAAATAAAGTACCACAAAATCGTGGTACTTAAATAAAAGATGCTCCCGACATTATTGTCGGGAACATAATTATTCTTTGTTTATCATATTTTGTATTTCTTCCATTTCTTTCTTTGCCATGTTGTTTTTGTATTGTGCATAGGCAAGGCGGAGATACGGTTCTGCTTCAGGTTTTCGGATGAAGTTGATTACTTCTTGCGGTAACCCCGTCTGATGGAAAACATTGATGATATCGTTATCTTCATCTAAGATTCTGTTGAGCAGGTCATCACCTGTATACCCAAGAGTATCCAGTGTTGCTTCGATAGTATCGTCTGTATTATTCAGGAAGTTCTGCCGACCGTCCGTTATATAGAACGCTCTCAGTATCTTGCTTCTTGTAACCCCAGGATACCCTTTCTTCTCGCACATCTCAGACAACTGTCGAGAACTCAGTTCTTTTTCCTGCATTAACTTTCTCACTTCGCTTACAATTCGTATCAGTAGTCTTCTTGTTACCACAAAAACCACTCCTTTCTCGTCAATATATTATCACAAAATAGTCCTTTTGTCAATTTTTATTTACCTTATTTACACGAGTTGCCACGAAGTTTCCGATAACATTTACCTTGTTATGAGAAACAGACAAATCTGTCGCAGTAAGATTGACATAAATCATTGTCATGTTTGGCTTCGAGTGACCCATTATTCTCTGCAGTGTGAAAGCATCGCCCCCGTTCCGAATGTAGGTTGTAGCAAAGATATGTCTAAAATCGTACGGAGTTAGGTCTATTCCACATCTCAACGCTACTTTATGTAAGTTATGTCTCAGTGAGGTTGTGTTCAACCTCTCACCCTCACTACTACAAAACAGAAACTCATTCTTCCATTCTGTTATCTCGTAACTGTGTAACTGTCGTATTTTCTTTAATACATAGTCTGACACAGGTACGACTCTCGCCACCCTCGTTTTGGTAATCTCTCCACAGAGATGAACCTGTCCCACGGTGTAATTAATATCTTCCTTCTTCAACTGAATTACTTCAGACGGTCTCACACCAGTATCTAATATAAACAGGCACATTACATAGTCTCTGAACCCTGCGAATGTCGTCTGGTCTATCTCTGATAAGAATTTCTTAATGTTACATTCTTCGTAGTTTTTCACATTAAATCCTACCTTTCTGTAATGCCATGTTTCCAAAGGGTTATGCAGTATGTGACCTAAAGATATCAACATATCAAAAAATCGTTTATATGTCGAAAGTCTTTTGTTATAATATGCGTTACTCATCGTTGGTTTTAAGACCCGTCTGATTTGTTCCACGGTAGGTATCCCCTCACACCCCTCGTGCAACGCTCTGAGAGCCGATTGGTGCGTTCTCAGAGTGTTTTTTACCACTCCTTTTTGCTTCTGCAGCAACAGGAATTCACTTATCATCTCCTCTGCATTGTAGTCGAATTTTTTCGCATTAATGTTTCGTAGTCTCAACTGGGTTCGCCTCTTTTCCTCGTATATAGACAGAAGTCCGTGCTAAAGTGTCCACAGAAAGAAAAAACCGTGGGCGATAAAGCCCACGGTTGACATATTAGTGGAGCGGAAAACGAGACTCGAACTCGCGACCCCGACCTTGGCATCATTTTCGTAGTCCGTTTCCGATGGACTTATGCGAAAAGTATTATAACATAACCAAATTAATTATGCAAGTTTTTTCGCTTTAATTAAGTCGTAACAGAAACAACTCTTACCGTCTTGGTTCATCTTTCCTGTACGAACTATCCACATACTCTTGTCCTGTACTGTATCCAGTTTCTCTTTGATGTTCGGCTTCGGATTCCAGAACAGGCACTCGATTTCCCCACCATTCTTCTGCCCTGATAACTTCCACATAGGGTTGCCTTTTTTATCGTTGAACGCACTCACCTTATCCACGAATACCATAATGTTATTCCCACGGATTAAGGTTTTATCATACTGGCCAAAGATATCGATACCAGAGAACCCCAGTGTTTCCTTTTGCATTTCCCTGATTTTATCTACTGGTGTATTGTAGTTTTCAGGTCTTGGCATTTCAGGAATTTCCTGTAACTTCTTTCTCCAACTCTCTACCAACTTTGGCTTGTTCTGATTAATGTAATGTAAGATTTTATCCTTACATTCTTTCTCTCGTTTTATGGCGTTCTTTTTGGCGTCAACATAATCTAACGCCCACAACGGGTCAACACGGAAGCAACCTGCTTTAACCAGCCCTGTGCTGACAGTTTTTGATAAATCAGGGTTCAGTTGAACAAACTCTTTAAACCCATTCACATCATCAGAATGTGGCTTCACGAAGCACTGATTTCCTACTCCACGCACATATCTGAAACCTGCCACAATACTACTTCCTTTAATTGACCATTCATATTCACTTTCCAATATGTTAGGACAAACAACCCTGAACCTTGTCTTTATTTCGGCAAGGATTTCCAGTGCCTTGTCTTGGTCAATCACATCGGAGTTAAGTAAAGCACAGTAGAATTCTTTCGGATAATGTGATTTTAAGTAGGCGGTCTGGTACGCAGTATAAGCATATGCACAAGCATGTGACTTATTGAACAAGTACCCTGACCACTCTTCTAAATTGTCAAGTAGAATTCGAATTTGCTCTTTGGTAAATCCTACTTTATTTTCTCTCGTGGATAAATTATTGACCAGTTTATCCATCAATGCTTTATCTTTCCTGCCAATGGCACGGCGTATCATATCGGCTTCGCCTAATGACATACCCCATACAATCTGACAAAGTTTCATGACTTGTTCCTGATAAATAACAGTATCATAAGTCTCTGCCAATGCGTCACGGAGGACTTCGTTTTCGGAACAAATTGTACCGTTTTTAAGGAAGTACCCCCTGTTTTTGACATACTTGTCTGACATTCCTGATTGTAATGGGCCAGGTCTACCTAATGCCACGATAGCGGTAATATCTGATAATTGATTAGGTTTAATCTGTTTCATGATATTGGCTACCGCATTACCGTCCAACTGGAACAGACCGCACTTCTTGCCACTGTTCAACAAAGCATAGGTTCTTTCGTCTTCGGGCAGGTTATCCATATCGATATCTTGGTTAACGCTTTTTAAAACATTCTCTATGATATCTAATGTTTCCAACCCCAGTACATCTAACTTTAACAGTCCCATATCTTCTAAATCATGGTAGTCATAGTTTAGGTTATACTGTACTTCCTTGCTGCCATTGAACCGTTCGATAGCACAGAAGTCAAACGGGTCGCTCGTCATTACTACGACAGCAGAAGCATGAGTGCCGAAGTTCTGTATCTTTCCATTGAACCGTCTTACGGTGGTTAAGAATTCCAACCGTTGGTAGTTGTCGAAACCGCAAAGATAATCAATATCTCCCATCTCTAAATTCTCAACCGTTTCCATTTTAGAAAGTGTATCTTTCGTTGTAGGACTTAAATGGAATGCGTCACACGCCCTGCGGATAGAACCCTTATTCTGCATTTTACCAAAGGTTACTACCTGATACACATTACCGTATTTTTCTTTCAGGTAATTGATAACATCTTTTCTCCTGCTACGAGGAACATCGGTATCAATATCAGGCGGTGTCACTCTTTCGGTATGGGCAAATCTCTCGAAGATAAGACCATTCCTAATTGGGTCAATTTTTGTAATACCCATGAGGTAAGCCACATCACACCCTACAACACTGCCACGCCCAACGCCAGTACGAATAGCATTATTGTGGCAAAAGTCAAGCATATCGCCTACGATAAGGAAGTAATCAAAATAATTCACCTTCTCTAAAATATCTAATTCATGTCTTACTTGTTCAATATGCTGTTGGTCTTTCTGTAACCCTTTTTGTTTCATACCATTCCAAACACGCATACGAACCTCGTCTTTCGGAGATTCATATGGAGACTTCGGATAATGGTTCTCGTCATAGTTAATAGTAAAAGTACATCTGTCTGCTACGACTACTGTATTTTGAATGGCTTTTTCTACCACTTCTTTAGGAAGATAAGATAATGCTTCTCTTACCTGTTCTTCCGTATGCATATAGTAGTCGTCTTCTACTTCGTAAGGATGTACCTCTTTACCAGTCTTGTCGAACCATTGCTTTGTTGTATGGTTATAGGTGATGTTCGGGTCATCTTCATACAGATATCCTGTCCATTTCCGTTGGTATTTGCCATCAGATACATCAGTATAATGTGCGTCCACCGCTGCATAATACTCTACGCCATACTTTTCTGCCATAGCCAACCATTCAAGGTTTGCTTTCTTCTGCTTTTCCATTTGGTTGGTATGTATCTCAATATATAACCTGTCTCCGAAGATACTCTGTAACTCAGGAATTTTATTCTGACACCCTGCGATACAGGCTGTGGTGCAGATAATACCCTCGTTATACTTCTTCAACAAATCAAGGTCTACTCTTGGTTTAAAGTAGTAGTTGTCTTCGGAATGTGCTATCGTGGTTATGATATTTAAGTTCCGATACCCAGTCGCATTCATCGCCAACAAGATAATATGTTGTGATGTTTTGTCTTTAATGGTTACATCGGGAACTAAGTAATGCTCACAACCTGCGATAAATTTAATACCATGTTTTTTGGCATAGCGGAAGCCCTCACCGCAACCACTCATTGTACCGTGGTCAGTGAGGGCAACTGCTGTTTGTCCCCTGTCTTTTACGAACTCTATCATTCTTTCTACGGTCTGGAAACCATCGTGCAACGAATGGTCACTGTGTGTATGTAATGAAATAAACATTATTCATCATCCTTTCTTGGTACTAATTTAACCTCAATCACTTCACTATTTATCTTTTCTTTTCCACGATACTTATTTATTATTCCGCAACGGATATCGGCAAAGTTCTTTGCTCTGTAGAAATGTGCTTTCGATAGGGTTAAAGTGTACCACTCGAACCCTATCTCTGTCACATACCCTACAAACTCTCCGTCTTTTTCTACTCGTATCGCATACAGTACATCATCCATTTGCGTTGTCTCTTTTCGCATGGTTTAATACTTTCTTCATCGCTCGTAAGTATTTCCATACATTTTGCTTTTCCAACTGCTTCGCAATCCACACATTCTTCGCATTCTCTCTGTCCTGTCTATTCATACCTGTTCCCCCTTTACCCGAACAAATAAAGTCCAATTCTGTATACTACATATATCGCAAGAGCAATTGTACCGTATTTCAAAATAAGCAACGGTAACGCCATAACGAATGCTAAAAGTAATCCAAGTACTAATGTTATAAACGCAACTAAGCCATCAATAATACCTTTCATAATATTCTCCTTTCTCGGTATCAATCTCCCGACTTATAATTCTCCATATACCATCTTGCCTTGCCCTTAATCTCATCTAACTACTCGTACAGGTTCTCACCTGGGCAAGCGGTGGGCATCAGGTCTCTATGACCTACAATATCCTCGCTCGGGTCTAACCCATACATACTGCAGATATAACCTAACAGGTAAGCAAGTGACTCAATTTGGTACTTAGTGGGTTCTCCAATCTCAAAATTACCGCTCACATGAACCCCGATAGTGTGAGAGTTTTCTCCGTAGGCGTGTGCACCAATCGTCCAGTGCGGTCTGCCCTACTCAATCTAACCGTTCTTTCTAACAACATAATGGTAACCGATACCAGACCATCCCTATCCCTGATGCATATCGTGAATCTATTCTGCACTCAGGTCATCGTCTGTCGGGTTACCAGTGTGGTGGACAACGATTGTGTCCGTCACATTCCGCTACGCAAGCGAAGTAAAATCTAAATTATAGTGTTTAATCTATGGTGCTACCATCATCGTTATCATCTCCTAATCGTTTCGCTTCATCAGTAATCTTCTGAATAGACTCTTCATCTAAGATGTAAAACGGACAATCTCCTAAAATAGAAAATGTGCAATTTCTGCAATTTCCGTTATTACAGTAGTTGTTCAAAAACTTGAATGCTTCAACCGCCTGTTGGTGTTTTGTTGCCATACCAATATCTCCTTTCATTCAACAACCTTTTTATCTTTAACAATCCATCTGGTACAAGATGTACCTTTGACGAATTCATTTAATTCGTCTTCCGTCATAAACCCTGTATGGCGTTTGGCTTCTTCATGCCGATGCCCTTTCTTTGACTCCATCAGAATAAGAGTAGGTACTTCGGTTACGCCATACTTCTCGTACTCTTCACTCTTCTCATATTCCAGTCCAGTCTTTGCCAACGACTGTGCCAGTCCTTTGCACTGCGGGCAAGATGGCAGAGAAAATAGTAATAGATAATCATAATCGTACTTCTTCATGTTTCATCAACTCCTTTCGTGTTTTAATTTCTCACTTAAATTATAGCATAATGAGAAACAGTGTCAAGGATTGTGAAACGGACAAGTTTTTTAGATTAAAAAAGGTGGCAGTCACCATCAGAAATTAATGGTAATCCCGCCACCTACAAACTTATCTCTGTTACTTACCGCTCTCGGAGTGCCACCCACAAAAGCAGACACGTTACGGTTGAAATTATAACGTACCCCAGTATAAACTCCATGATTACTGTATCCAATATCAGCACCCCACTTCGGCTACTTCGGGACTAAAGCCGAAGCGTCAATCTTTAAGTTATATCCTTGCTCTACCTGAAGTTTTCCGTTCTCGAACTTGTATTTCTCGTCAGGCAGTTTCTCGAATTCGTACTTCTTTCCGTTTACGGAAACCGTAGGTTTAGTATTGGTAATCTCCACATCGGCGTCCTTTGGAGATTCTTTATACACATACTACACTTCCGTCTTGGTTTTGCCCTCGACTTCCACATACTTGGTTTCCACTTTGGTCTCTACTTTGGTTACGGTCTTGACTGGTGCTAACTTGTATCCTGCGAAACAGCCGACCGCAAAAACGAGAATAAACGGAATGATTTTAAAGAGCGTTTTAAAGACTTGTTCTTTATTTATCGTGATTGTCATACTGTCACCTCATTAAAAAAGAGGTGGCGTAGTGCCACCCCTTATTGTTATTCCTTACCAAGAGCCTTCTTTGCAATTTCTACCTACAACTTAAACAGAGGTCGTGCTTTTTCTTCCTTTTGGTGAGGTTTAAGATTTTTATTTTCTCTTATTTCTTTAAGTTTCTTTCTAATTTTATTCATGTCTTTTTCTGCCTTTTCAAATTTCTTCCATTTTATCTATTCTTCTTTTGTGAGAGGATTTAAATCTTTTGCTTTTTCTTTACCTTTAATTTCTTTATATTTATCTTCAAACTCGTTTATAGACTGGTATTGTGTTCTGTTTGTTATAAACTTACCAGTAATACGATTAAGTGGTCTTGGGACATCGTCTTTAAGGAATCCAACAATTTCTCCTGTAGCGTCATTCTTGTCATAACCACGAGCCATCGTATTACTTTCTTTTCCAGTTATTAATGAATACATATCCTCTGCATATTTAAAACTATTGGTAAAATGTTTCTACAGAAGATAGTTAACTTGTTTTGCGCTTACATTAATGCCGAGTGCATACATAACAGAACTAAAATCTTTTGCCATATTTGATGTATACATGTCAATTTGTTTTGGACCAGGCAGTGCTTTCATTCTTTCTGGCACAATATCCCGTTTTGTAAACGAGTCTCTATTCATATAAAGACCGCCATATATATCCAGTATTGTTGGCATAATATTATTTGGAGCGAATGCATCAATAGCAATTCCGCTAAACTTTTTAACATCAAACTTTTTGTGGAGTGCCTGCGTGTATGCCTCTTCTGCAATTCTACCAATCGTTCTTCCAAAGATTTCATCACGACCAAATCTTACGCCCATAGGTAATATCCAGAACGTATTCTTTTCCCAATCTGGTGCTTCTTCGTAGTCGTCATCGCCTGCACCTGCTGCGGAAGCGGCAACACCCATAAGAGTAAAGAATACAACTTTAAATAACATTTCTTTTTGTAATGTTTTATTTGTTTGGTTCATTGCGTCTTTACCGCTAAATAGTAAGTCAAGAGAATTTAATGTCTTTTCTAAACCTAATAAATAAGCGTTGAAGAATGGTGTGTATTGATTAAGTCTTTTACCAAGGTTACCGTGTTGTTGGAAGAATAATGTTACATCAAGGGCTTTATATGCGGCGATTGCTTTATCAACCACATCTTTCGAAACATCAACGTTCCACGCCAGTCCACCTTTTTGAATTCTATCCCATATTCCGTTATAACCCTGTCTTGCGTTTTTGTATTCCGCAACACGAGTTCCTTGCTCAATTATTTCGTTGAAGTTTTGTGCGTTTGTATATAACGCCATAAACGGTGCTCCGAAAATCATCTTTAAGAATGCTTTCGCTCTTTGTGCTGTGGTATATTTTGGGTTTGTTGCAATAGCGTAGTTTTTCTTAACCTCTTTAATATAACCTTCATATAATTGTCTTGACGGAACCTTAAATGTGTTATTCGCTAAGAGTTCTCCTCTTGTGGACTTTGCATACTATCCAACTTGTCCAGAGTACTCTTTGTAGTAATGGCTCTTATTCCCTTTTCTAACCTACATTATACCCCAGATAGTATCATAAATAGGAATAAACCCATGTTCAGACGAAACAAAAGCCCCAAGAGTATCACGAATACCGTTGTTACCGCCAAAGTCATAAGTTATTGTTGCGGACTCTCTAACTACCGTTGCCATTCCCTTAGAGATTTTATTCATTATGTCTAATACTTTACTCATCTCTTGTGCTTGTTGTTCGGTAAAGTTCTTCATTGCGGCGTAAACCACTGGGTCTGCTGCCTGATAGAACTCATGAACACCATTATTGCAGACATAGAATATTCTATTCTTTGGGTCTGGTTTAGTAATTATCTTTCCGTCTTTTTCTTGGACTTGTACCTTTCTTAAAATTCCCTGACCTCTTGCAATTTTATCGCCGTCAACCAAAACATCTATCTTATTTACCACATCATTAATTAAGGTTAACGCCGCCTTATTTTTTGCGCCAGTGTTGTAGTATTCATATGTCCTCTTTTCCATTTCTGCAAATGGGTTTTTAATCTCACGAACAGAACTGTTAATGCTTTTAATTGGTGATTTAATATCAATCAAAGACCTTGCACCACGAACAGACTGATATCCAAAATCAACATCTTCGTCCATAATTTTAGATAACGGTACAAAGTTCGGGTCTTTCGCAACCAATTCATTAAACTTTTCTTTTGATAAAACGCCATTAGTTACAAGAGAGTCATATAACATAGCAATATTATATTCAACAAAATCTTTTCTTGTTTTCTCAAATAAGTCCGCTAATTCCTTATTATTCTAAATTTCTTTTATGTATTCTCTTGCTTCGTCTGCGGTCATTTTCTGTACAATATCTGGTCTATTTTTTTCGAGGTCAATGATACGGAATGCGATAGCATATTTTGTAAACTTAGGTTGTAACTCTTCAGGAATCATACCCATAATTTTATATAATCCTTTTACCGTCTTACCGTTATATTCAATACCCTCTGTTAATGCGACATTTGCCTTTTGTCCTTGCAGAGAATAAACCATCATTTTTTGATATGCTTCAGGTACACCAAGGTCTGACGCCAACTTTTTAATTGCTTCTTTATCATTAAACAGTTCTTCTTTTATTTTGAATTTTGTTCCGTATTTTTCTGTTTTAGTTACAACTTTATCATTAACATCGTTGTAAGTTATATTACTAGTATGATGTGCTTCAGGTCTTCTTCTGGTGTATGTTACCTTTTTAGTGTTTGGGTCTATCATTCTTTCGAAGTCTTTCTTTCTGCTATCGAAGTATTGCATTATCTTTTTGTTTGTTGGGTTCTTTTGTGCCGATGCTGTGAATGATACGGAGCGTGTATTGGAATGCTATCTTGCGATTTGGTCATCAGTTATATTTTGATTATTGCTCGATGCCATATAACGGGTATTGTTTTGTGGTGTTGTGGATTGTTGTTTGTTTTCTTGTAATCTACGGTTAATCCTGTTTTGTTGCTCTTTGGTGAATTCTCTCTTAATTTCTGGCTTTTCTTGTAACCATTTGCCCTCTTCTTTCTTAAACTTAGACAGGATATCAATTGCCTTATTGTCAAATACAACAACACATTCTCCATCCAGTCGACCGTTATAAGAAATACCTTTACATCCATAAGTATTAAGACCCTTAGAAACTCTCATTTGGGTAATTGTATCATGAGGGTCATAAGTAAGATTACCACTTTCCATATACACTTTACATAATGTATTGTAAATGTTTTTACTATTTAAAATTTCGTTTTCTTGTTGTTGTGTTAATCCACGAACCGATTTAAGTTGTTTTATATATTTGGTTATCGCCTACTGTACCTTTGGTGGCTAATCCTTAAACGATACACCTTTTCTAATTAAAACATCATTATCGGGGATATCTACAAGATATAATCTTCCTTTTTTATTTCCGTAATCCTTATCAAACCCATATTTATTTATTTCCGATATAAGTTCGTTTAAATCTTTTATCTATTGTTTTATTTTATCTGACTATTTATTATCTTTTGTTAATGACTATTTAAGGGAGGAAATTTCTTTCTGTAACGCTCTAACTAATCCTTTTTCTGTTACATATCCACTTTCGTCATACAGGTTGTCAAAAATTTTTTCGCCAACTTCTCCCTAATCGCTATAAATAGTATCTAAAACATCGCTAACATATACTCCTTTTATTGTTGGGTCTGCGTACATTCCGTTAAACTCTCTAAAATAGTTAGCATAATTTTTAGGT